TGCGACGAATTATTATATTTGTGAACCTTGTTCCATAACAGTATAGGTCATTCACTCACGCCCATGCGGTGTTTTACATCCTATGGACGTGGTACTCTGACCATATTAATAGATGCATTCTTTGCTTACGTTTACAAAGTCTGCTCTGCATACTTTCCGAGATCTTTTTCTGCCTCGGTTTTCAGTGTGTAAAATCCGCTCATGTAATCCATTTTTGATGCCGATAACGCTTTGAATATGCATTCTGCCAAAATCTGGTTTGCGTTTGCTTCGTACATATTCTGAATTTCATCAATGCCGTCATCGAAATACATCATCGCGACATTATTAAGGTAATTCAAACTATAGTTTGCGAGATCGATATTCGATGCACAAGCTACATACTGGACTTCAAATGTTTTCATATCAAGCTGAGACCGAACTTCGCCGAATACAAATTTAGTATCTGAGTACTTCTTTCCTATAAATCCGGTTTTCTTGTCATCTTTCTCCTGACAATTTACCTCTTCCTTACCCTTATCCTTTTCTTCAATCATTCGTTCCATGATTTCGTCCATCTTGACTCGCAACTGTTCTGCCTTTGCGAATGCTTTTGTGATGTTTTCCAATGTATCTGCATTTGAAGAAAATCCTGCATAAGTATATGTTGCAATACCGTATGCGTCATAGAAAAATGTCAGATTAAGTTCGCTGCATTCGAATTTCACTCGTTTTGCATACATACCTTTGTACCATGCAGTTTTCGCAATCTCATCGCTGCTTGAGATCACTTCAAATTCATCGATTTCCTCTGTTAACCCGCACTCTTTGCACGCAAGACGCAAAGCTTTTTCCTGTAAGTTAACGACGTCATCATGAACCTGTTCTCTTTGTTCTAAATAATAATCTTCTGGTGTCATAATATTTCTCCTTTTCTGTTTTGTTTTGGATACTATAAATATGTGCCGGGAAAGATATCTGCAAAACAAAAATAATACCTGTGGGCACCCATTATGAGTATCCGCAGGTATTGTTCAATGATCATTAGCGATCGAGATCTTCGTCAGCGCATTCCAGGTCGCCCGTTATCAAACATTGCAAATCGTCCGTCCATACAACAAAACTTTGTGTAGAAGTCTGCATCTGTGCCGGATTTGGTCCCTGTAAATCAGAATCGATGTCGTCTGGATTCACTTCCATATTTTTCACGTCCTGGAAGTGCTGACTATGTTCTAATTCTTCGTTCGAATACAAAGCTGTCTCCAATCGATTTAATAATTCGGCTGATGTTATTTCTGGTATCTTAATCATGATAATTATTCCCCTTCTCAATTTGTTACCCTAAATATGTGTCGGAAAACAAAAACTTATTTCTAACTTTTCGCTACACCACAATTTGTAATCGATCTAATCATGCTGGATGGACACTGCCTGTGTTTCTCAAATTCTGGTTGCTCTCCATTCAATTCACTTTTGATATATTCCTGCATCGCTCTCAACGCTTCGTCTTCAGATGTATATTCTTCTTCGATCTCGTATGGATCAAGAGGAACTATATATGGAATCCATGAATCGGCGATCACATAATTAGCTTCTGAGCCAAAAGTCTCTTTGACTTCCTCGATTCCACCAGGATAATACTGTTTCAAGATGTTATCGGTACGATCTATCGGAGCTCCACTGATATTGATATCATAATCAAAAATCCCATAAAGTTTCTGTATAGGATCCCCACCAAATCGATACCGAATCCCACAAACTCGAAACCTGGTTTCATCGATCTTTTTGAATATTACTTGCAGATTTGTTGGAGTCCAGGATGGATCAAGTGCTATATTCACTTCTCGTACGCTAAATTCTTTTATTTCCATAAAAACTGATCCTTTCTGTTCGCAACATGTTTTTGTTTCCGGTTGTTCTGATTTCTAACTTCCAGAGCCAACATAATTTACACGTGTTTTCGTTTGCTTATGATAAGGCTCAAAATATAGAAATCTCGTCACCGGAAACGAAATGGTTCTGATTCAATTTTGGCATACATGCAAAACAATTAACCGAGAATTCCAGCCCTACTTCTTAAAACCTGATCTTTCTTGCAACAATTGGATCTTTATCCAAAGTCGGACACAAAATAAGCTCATCTTCATGTGGCATAACACGTAGATCAATCATATAATTTAGTGAGGATTTGGCATCTTCTGTTGTAATTCCGGCTGCTTCTGTCAAAAATTCGATCGTTGGTTTATCATTGGTTCCTAAACATACGATTGCAATTGCATTACAAAGGACTGTATTATAGTCATCGGGATGCTGCATTTTCAAATTCGTGATAGACTGATAAATAAAATCAACACTCAATTTGAATCGACGTGCTTCAACACAAAACAATCTGGCATCATAAAAACAAAGACTTGCTTCATCCATAATCACTCTTGTCATCGGGGCTTTTTCGTCATACATCATTGTATACCGGTACACGAGTTCATCTAAAAAGATTGATTCGTAAACACTTTTTTCAAACCAGTCCGTTTCCACAAACAAAACAGTATTTGTTTTATGCATAAAGTCATGAACAAGACTTGAGAGATCGATTGTGTCTCCTGGTAATAATTCGTTAAGTCTGACCATCAAACTCATAATCACAGATTCTCTGACAGCCGAAGACAGAGATCGAATTGATTCTGACCAATAAGCAACATCTCCGCTGGTATCCCCAGATAGCTTTTCAACAATATTCTTGTGATTGCATTTTTCAGGACGGTCAAGAAGTACCAAAATGATATCTAAAAGAGCTCTCTTTTCGGCTTCCAAAAAGAATTCATCTGTCTTTTCGTCATCAAAAAGAAACTTATGAGCATTAAACATTTTGTTTACGAATCGTTCCGCATCCGCACGATTAGTAATCAAAGAGAAGTAATCGATTGGTCTTTTGCTTAAGTCAATCTCAAATGTTTTTCTTTCTGTCATACGTTCGATAATACCTTCGGCTTCTGATTTCCCCATATAAACAATACAATTACTATGATGATCTGCGGTCATAATATTTGGCTCGATATAACTGTATTTCTTACCGGAGTCCGCTGATCCGAGTACTAAGACATTCGTATTTGTTTCAGGGCTCAATGGAATCAATACATCTTTTCCGAGCCTTTTCGTTGGACCGCAATATCCACTCGGTAACTGATAAGTTTTAAACTCATAATTTGGTTTCTTAGGTGCACGTAATATATTTTGCTTTTCCTGATTTTTCTTTCTGCTAAATAAAATCATAATCTATATTCCTTTCTGTTTCGTTGTTCATTGTTTTTGTTATCCTAAATATGGATAACGAAAAAGCAAAGGAAACAGAAAACTGTGTTCAAAGGTTGAGATAATGGTTTGGTTATAGTTGAAAAAAACAGACGATGGGTTCCGAAAACTGCATAACATGTCATAATTACCATCTTGGAACCGCACATAGGTATTCAATAACAACACTAGTGCAAGTTTTGATACGATTTCTCGAATACGAGGTATAGGTTCCAGAGACTGCAGAAAACATTTCGATTACCACTCTGGAACCTATTATTAGTATCACGGGAGTTTATCTCACGTGACCTGTACTCCAAAGGAGTGGAATTCAATAACAACACTAGTGCAAGTTTTGATACGAAACTAAGAATATAGTTGTATAGATTCCGAAAGCTGCAGAATACACTTCGATTACTACTCCGGAACCCATATTTAAGATAACAAATCATTTGAATTCAAGGAGGAAAACAATATGAGTACATTCAAACCAACGTGGGAACTGAAAGTTGCTGATGCTGAAAAGCCAGAATTAATTGGACAGCTCATCGATATTTTTGAGGACTTCCTAGACGACAAAGGAATCACGACTGATGATATTCCAAATCCAGAACGAGAAGAGGAAGACGACTGTTCTGCTATCATCTACGGTACTGATTATGATGTTCTGGCAGATAAAATTGCTTCTGTCTTAGGTTTCGAACGATAACAAACAAAAATTGAGACTGGTTAATGCCAGTCTCTTTTTGTTGTCTCTTGTTTGTGTTCTCATATTTTGGGCGCTATATATATAAACGAAACCTATAACTAATGATGTTCAATACATGTTTCCTATAGCTGGAACGTTTCGTCGGACATCTAAATGACTGTTTCGAAATGTTTGCGCCTGACAAAACACATATTTAATACAATAAACAATTAAGAAAAGGAGAATAAAAACATGGCAAAGAATAATTTAATCGATATCGAACTTATTAAACAGTATGTTGATATCACAGAAGAGGAACTGATGATGCGTCTTGTAAAGGATGCCGTTGGTTTACAGAAAGAAGCCGAAAGGAACAAACGCCGTAAAGAAATGGAAGATAGACTTGCTGATCCAGACTTCCGGAAATATGTGCTTATGTTCTGGTGCGACTATAAGTACATGTCCCAGTATTTCACAGACGATGAGATTGTTGCAGCGGCGGCTCGTTATATGAGTAAATCTAGTCTGTCAACAGAAATCGCTGTTCCGGGAGCAAGACCAGAAGGAGAACCTATTGGTTACTGTACTGCTATTTACAAAAGTCAGGGATATTCTGAATTTACAGAATATAAAGGTTCCTGGGCGCGTAAAGTCCGGAAGCCTGCGACTTTTTATATTATAGCAAATAGCTATCAGTGTGAATCTGGGGATGTTTCGAAGTACTTATTGATGAGACGCTTACCATACCTGAAAGATTGTTTTAAGATTGACGTGTACAAAGATTTCAGTTTCAATGACTGGATCTATATTGGCTTTCCAGAGGAAACAAAAGATGGAAAAGTGATAGCACATTCCCTGTACACTCCTATCTCGGCTTTGATGGGAAAAGATGCACAGGCAATTATTGACTGTCATCTGAAATACTGGCACGATTACGGTTTCGGTAAATACGACGCCAGAGAAAAGGAATTCATTGAGCGTGATGACGTTCAGGCGTTCCTCAAGAAAGTTGCCGAATAAGTTCCTAAACCTGGAGAAAGACATGCAGCGATTGTTGTGTGTCTTTTCTTTTGTCTCTTTCGAGCACATATTTAGGATACCAAATAAAATAGATCAAACGAAAGGAGATCAAAACAATGGGTAATATTAATAAAACAGGACTTGGTAACTCTAATGACGGAAATGATGATTTCAATCCAGCACCACTTAACATTGAAGATATCATGCAACTTCGAATCACTAAAGTAACGCTTCGAAAGCTGTATTTTGATTACGAGGATCGGCATTTTGCGATTATCGATGTCAGTGATTTTTGCAACTCTTTACTGTACTTCTATGAGCGAATTTTCACAAACGATTATGGGTTTGTGAATATGAGGTTCATATACTCTACTGACAAGTCAATTCGTATTTCATGGTTTATCAGAGACGTATCCAAACGTCACCCACTTACTATAACTTATAGTAATCTCGATCGTGAATATTTTGCAAAGGCTCTTACAGAACTTGGATTTGCGACCAGTTTATACGAAGACGAATGGGCAGAAAAGAAACAGAAGATCGATGATATCAAAGCAGAAATTGCAAGACTTAATGACCAGATTAAGGATATCAATGATGAATTCTTTAAAACATCTGGTCACGGTTCAAAATCCTACACAGATGAGACAATTAGAGCTATGATACTTCCGCAGATTTTGGGAAGAGATTTCCCATACATGAAAGATTATGATCATGTTTGGGAAGAAAAACCGATTTCTAATCCTAATTTGCGCTGGAATGATCCAGAAAGGTATACCGACATGATTTCTGTTGGATTCCCAGAAAAATCTGAAAACGGGAAAACCACATACCATCGTCTATATGTGCCAATCAATGCACTTATAAACAAAGATGCATTATCAGTTTTGTACTTTCATCGGAAATATTGGAAAAAGTACAATCCTGATACAACAGAAGCCGAGAATCCAGTCTCCAGACGTGAAGCAACGACAGCTTTGGATATTACTTCTCATTCTTACAGAGAGGCTTTGGCTTCAAAATCTGACCTCTCCTTATTTACAGATGAGAAGGAAGAAGAATTCCTGAAACGTGATGATGTACAAGAGTTTCTCAAGAAAGTTGCCGAGTCCAAATAAATTGTAAACGCAAAGGAAGACATGCAGTTATTACTGTGTGTCTTTTCTTTTTGTTATTTCGCTTTCTTCAATCCCATATTTAATACAACAAATAAATGCATACACATTCAAGGAGGAATTGAACATGCGTATTTTAAAGAATGATACTGCAGACTTCAGTATCGAAATCAAGAATCTTGACAACCTTTACATTGCAAAGGTAACAGAAAGTCAGATCAAATTTGTCTATGATGGAAAGCGTTATATTCTGTCAAAAGATGATCCAGATGACGACTTTATGACTCTTTATAAGGTCGTTACAAGAGATACTATGCGTGAAATCAGTACGCAGATTACGTCTCTTGATATCTGTCTTTTGGTCAGAGACTCATCAAACTCTGATGCGAACAAAGAGTATTTCGCAAGAATGCTTACAAAATTAGAGTTTGCAACAGGTTTGTACGAATCTGAGTATGCTTCTCAAAAAGCAGAACTCGAACAGATTCATGAGGATATGATGATGGACATCGATTCTGATTTTGATCCCAGAATAGCAAAATTTCTGGGAGTCTGCTGTTAAACAAAAGAAGTTGAGCCTGCTTTTTAGTGGGCTCCTTTTTTTGTGTCCGGATTATTGGGTACATCATCTCTTTGTCAAATTATTCTTTTGAGTAATCAATACGTTCTTCGTCACATAATTTATTATAAAGCGACATGTCTTTATGATTTCTTCTATCAAAAACATAATTATACTTAATTTTCGAATCCCCAAAATTTGTACTCCATATATCAGAACAATCAAAAATCACATCACATAGAGTTGAAATATCTATGATTCGATATTTTGTAAGTTCTGTAGCAATACAGTTATCGCCTAAAAATAGATATACTCTTTTTTTATCTGAATAAATATCAGCGCAACCAGCATGTACGATATCACATCTAAGGCTATATAAAACTTCTGCATATTTTTCACCTAAACAAGATATTATCCAACTATCTTTTATGTATTCGTTACACCAGTCTATATAACATTTTTTATCTCTTGGTAAATGATCTGATTTGAAATATTCTTCATTATCTGCATAAGTTAATCGAGAGCACATACTGGGTAACATAAGGGCTACTGATAATGCTGCCCAATAGTTTTTATCACGCAATGATTTTTTACCGGAATCTATAAAATCTTTTATACTAAAAAAACTCATATGAAATCCTTTCCTTTCTACATTTATTTACTTAGATAATTCAATTTATTGATATACTTATTAAATATGCGTTCTATGCTTGTGATCTAACTGAGTTTGTAGCCGATCTCTCGTTGCCTCCATTTTATGTCCGATTTATTGAATACTTTATACAAAAATCAGCTTCAGTGGACACGAAATAGCGGCAACAAAAACGCCTGGCTACGAAAAGAAAAGAGCCCACCATGAAGGCAAGCTCTTTCCTTTTATGCACCGATCATTGGATTGACGTATGTTACGCCAATGTATACGCCGCCAGCGATAAACACAAGCAACATACCAGCAATCAGCAAACTCTTGCCAAGAGTCTCTGCATCGTAACCATATTTGATACTACAGACTGCTAACAAAGCGACACCGATGATTGATAAAATAGCTCCAACGGTTAATAAAAATAATAACATTTTAATTCCTCCTTATATGTGTACGTTTTGTTTGTTGTCCTAAATATGTGCTTCGTTCGAACACAATTACAACAGATACCGTAATTTTGTAGCCGATCATTCGTTGCCCTCTCTTTTTGTGTCCGATTTATTGGACACTATATATAAAATCAACTTCAGCGGACACGAAATAACGACAACGAAAACATCAGGCTACGAAAAGAAAAGAGCCCGCCATAAGGCAAACTCTCTTTTTCTTGTTAATCGTTGTCTGTGTTCCATGGTAACTTGATAACCTTTTCTGCATCGACAACTTTCTCGTTATGATACCAGGATGTCCATGGATTGCACGTCCAGTATTTGTCTTCTTTGACTTTCTGATTCCATTCAGAAACATTCTGGATTGCCAATATTTTTGCAGCATCATCGTTTCCTGCATCCGCAATCTTTACTTCGTTAAGCAAAGCGTTGTATCTGATCTCGTTTTTCATAATCTTTGAGTCTGTTCCAATATGAACCAAAACAAAGATGATAAAGGAAACGAAAACAACCCAAAACGCAATGGATGATAACCTTTCTGCTATTTCACCAATGCTTGTAAACATCGTTTCTGTGTATACGATATAGAAAACAATCATAGCAATAAGTGCGACTAAAAAGATAAGCATAATAATATTCTCCTTTTCTTTGTGTGTAATTGTTGGTTATCTTAAATATGTATTTCGTTCTGGTATAATAACAACAGAAACACTAACTTTGTAGTTGATCATCCGTTGTCATCTCTTTTTGTATCCGATTAATTGGAGATGAAATAACGGCAGAAAAAACATCTTGATACGAAAACATCCGGCTACCAACTAAAGTATATACATGCACTGGCAATGATAATTATCTCCAATATAGCGACACCACGATCTTCAGAATCAGATAGAATACCAAACAAAATAGTTCCAACAAGCAAAACACTAAATACAACGTCCAACATAATATTTCCCTCCTTGTATACGTACGTTTGTTCACAGTTTGTCTACCATTAATAAGGCTCACTTTTTGGAAACCTCGTCAGATTTCTTAATATTTCGGATCCGTTTCTTCTGTAACCAAAAGAAAAAGAACCCACATATTTGTATGCAGATTCTTTTCTCTTTCGTTTTTGGTTACATTTTGGCGGATCCTATTCGTTCGGATTCTCCAAACCGAACGCAGACCAGTCGTCATCCGTTCCTTCGTTTTCTAATGATAAACGATATGAATCGACGTCAAGAATTGCATCGACCATAACATAGGAGTGGTTCTGATCTCCATTTTCGTCCTCAAAGGATAATCTCATAGTATTGTATTCCCCAAGGGTAAAACTATAATACGATGTAATACATCCAACATCTACTCCATTCTTATCGTACAGACGATTAATTTCTTTATCATCTGGATTTCGATAATAGATATGCCATGTGTCATCGTACTTTACAAAAACCGGTTCTAAAGAATCAGATACTGATTTTGAATCTGCTCTCTGCTCTGTTATTTGAGTGCTTTCGTTTGAATTCTCGCTAAGATCAGAATAACATCCGGTAAGATACAAAGACATGATCAGGACCGCTAAAACCAATAACCCTCTTTTGTTTGTTACATTGTGTTTCATCTTCGTTTTCTCCTTTTATATGTGCTAAATTTATTGGCTATCTTAAATATGGAATGAACTACCGCACACAAATACTTCGGAAACAAAAGAGACCAACCAATCGGTCAGTCTCTAATGTAAGTTTAGTCTACTTTGATATCGGTGCATCTGTAGAAAATCTCCGGATCAAAGTTTGGGAGTTCTTTAATGACATTTTTGTCTTTTTCTGACAGGTTATCCCACCAGTTCTGTCTATCCTCGATTGACGAGTAGTAATCATAGTGATCATCTTTCCCTTTATACACGGTAAGTGAAATATCGGATAATAAAGCTCTTGCATCGGATGCAAACCAATCGATCGGTGCCCAGTCTGATGGTTTATTAAAGAACCTCATCTTTGATTCTGTATCCGTATTGAAACAACCAAAATTGAACGAAGAATAATTCCAATCTCCAACATTTCTATCTCCCTTGTTGTTATCACCTACGTTACTGTCTCCAATGTTCTTGTCTCCTGTGTTTCGATTTCCATAGTTTTCGCAACCTGTATTTTTGTATCCAAGATTTCTATCACCAGAGTTTCTGTGTCCAGAATTTTGATCGCCAGTATTGCAATTTCCCTTATTGCAATCTCCAGAATTACCAATTCCGGAATTATCAAGACCTGTGTTAACAGTCTGTAATACCTCTTCCCAGGAAAGTTCGCGTACGATTTCAAGCTTATTAGTACACGATTTTTCACCATTTGTTTTGATATCTCCATAAGCAACCACTTCAGCAACTTTGTTTTCTGGGTTAAACGAATAATAATTAAAACAATCTAATAACCGGGTACAAAAATGCATTCCGTGACCACAAATTTCAATTTCTCCTTCTTCCTCGAATTTACCAGGACAAGTATATTGCTTTGGTTTAGCTCCTGCTGGTCTACAGGTCCAATTCGAATAAAAAACCTTGTATCCACGTACGGGTCCACTCATCTTTGTTACTTCACTCATTTTGTTTCCTCCTTTTTATGTGTGTTTGTTCTTTGTTATCCTAAATATGGTATAAGACTGCTGCGCACAAATACTCTGGAAACAAAAAGAGACCAACCAATCGGTTAGTCTCTAGTGTGAGTTTAATACACTTTGATTCCCGTACATCTATAAAAGATATCTTCATCGAAATTTGGAATCGCAAAGATACATCTCTTTTCAGAATCATCTAATTCATTCCACCACTTTTGAGCCATATTACGATTTTCATCCTGTGAGAAAACTTTAAAGTATCCACCTGCTGTTTCATAACTTTGGTTTACTTCTTTTTCTTCGTCAGTCATGTCCTCTTTATCTATCCATTGAATCGTTTCCTTTGGTATACTCATCAATAGCAATCTTGCATCGGATTCTAACCAATCGTAATAAGTCCAATCTGATGGTTTGTTAAACAGCGTCATTGTTGGTACTTCTGTGTTAAAACAACCGGTGTTGTAAGAAGATGCATTCCAGTCACCGGTATTAAAATTACCAATGTTGCAGTCTCCTACGTTATTACTTCCATAATTCCAGTTGCCTGTATTCATGTCTCCGTTGTTATTATCTCCAACATTTCCAAATCCTGGATTATAATCTCCGGTATTTCTATTGCCTGCATTTTGATCTCCGGTGTTTCTATGACCAGCGTTATAATCACCAGCATTGTTGTATCCGAGGTTGCGATCTCCTGTGTTAAAACCTCCAATATTAAAAGCTCCTGTGTTGTGACTTCCAGCATTACCAGATCCAGTATTACTATGACCAGTATTCTTACGTCCTGTGTTGTAACTTCCGGCATTATCGTTACCGGTGTTAGAAAATCCAGTGCAATTATTTCCAAGATTGGTAAGAGCTATCACTTCACTCCATGGAACTTCACGTACGATTTCTAACTTATTGGTACATAATTTGTTACCATATTTCTCACTTTCACTTATAAGAACCTTCCCATAAGCAATCACTTCGGCTACTTTGTTTTCTGAATTGAACGCATAATATTCAAAACAATCTGCTAATTTTTGGCAGAAATGCATTCCATTATGGCAAATTTCAAGTTCCCCTTCTATTTCGAATTTACCAGGGCACGCATATTGCTTTGGTTTGAATCCTAACGGATCACAGGTCCAATCTGAATTGAATACCTTGTATCCGTGTATTGGTCCATTTGTCTCTGTCACTTTACTCATTTTGTTTCCTCCTTTTTTTTTGTGTGTGATGTTTTTGTTATCCTAAATATGTGTCTGATTTCTGCACACTAATACTCTGGAAACGAAAAGAAAGAGACCTCGATTGAAGTCTCTTCCTTGTATTTTAACTAGTTTGTTTTTGTGCACTCATGAAATCTTTCTCTTAACATGTCTGTTGCAATCTGTCTTGCAGTTTCGAATCCCTCACAGAATCGTTCATCTACAGCGTCGATATCTTCCTCATCATACTTAAGGTCACGCATAATCTTTTTGATATCATCAATTCCTCGCTGTTTTCTATGACGACTGTTATATACAGGCATTTTGTCTATAAGCATAAGGTAATCAGGAATACGCTTCAGTGTTTCACCTCTATCGATGTTTTCACTGTCGGGTTTTTCGACTACGGGTTCGTTATTGTCGGATACATCTGTTTTTAATACCCCTACTCTGATTCCGGTACATTCGTAAAAGATATCAGGATCAAAGTTCGGAATCGCTTTAATGGTATCCTTCTCCGTATCCGAAAGATTATCCCACCAATATTGAACACGACTACAATCATCCTGTATTTTTAAGAATCCACCTGCTGTTTTATAACTTGGATGCCTGTCTTTTTCTTTTTGAGACATATCTACTTCGAACACCCAGTCAACATTGAACCCAGGCATCTGGTTTAACAAATATCTTGCGTCCGAACAGAGCCAGTCTTCATAAGTGATGTTTGACGGCTTATCGAACATCATGATCTTGTGCTCTTTTACATTGAAACAGCCAGAATTATTAGATGACTGATTCCAGTCACCTGCGTTTCTGTCTCCAAAATTATGATCACCACTGTTTTTACTGCCGGTGTTATTATTTCCGGAATTGTATTTTCCTGCATTTTTCGATCCTGAATTATAACTTCCTGTGTTTTTGCGACCAGAATTATAATTTCCAAAATTTTCATAACCTGTATTTCCTGTACCTACGTTATAGGAACCTACATTACCGCTTCCAATATTTTGACCACCTGTGTTGTTACTACCGAAATTGTTATTTCCGGTATTAAAGTCTCCAGAATTTCTGTGTCCGCAATTATATGATCCAGAATTTCCGTTGCCTGCATTTCGATTTCCTGAATTAAGACCGCCTGTATTCTCAAAACCGGTACAAAGATCACCCATATTGACAAGATGCAATACTTCATCCCATGAAAGTTCGCGAATTATCTTGAGCTTATTGGTACACGACTTATTACCATCTGTTATAACTTTTCCATAAGCAACCACTTCGGCTACTTTGTTTTCAGGATTAAAGCTATAATAAGAAAAACAGTCCGATAAACGTGTACAAAAATGCATTCCATGTTCGCTGAGATCGAGATGACCCATTTCTACAAACTTTCCAGGACATGAATATTGTTTTGATATCGCCCTATCATTTGGTCTACAGGTCCAATCCGGATAAAATACCTTGTATCCGTGTATTGGTCCGTTTGTTTCTGTCACTTTACTCATTTTGTTTCCTCCTTTTTGTGTGTAACATTTTTATTATCCTAAATATGTGTTTGGCTGCGGCACACAAAAAAAAATCGGAAACAAAAAGAGACCAACCGATTGGTCAGTCTCTAGTTTGTGATTAATTTACCTTGATTCCTGTACATTCGAAGAAAATATTAGGATCAAAGTTTGGAATTGCTTTAATGACAGCTTTGTCGGAATCCGAAAGATCATTCCACCATTTTTGTCTACCCTCTATGTTGTTAATAACCTTCAGGTATCCACCTGTTGTTTTGTAGGTTGGGTAAGAAGTCTTCTCGTCATCGGTCATACAAGCTTCTTTTTCCCATTTTGTTGATACGTCTGGCATACTGTCTAACAAAGCGCATGCATCGCTATCCTGCCAGTCAGTATAAGTCATGTTAGAGGGCTTATTGAACATTATGATTTTTTGTTCTTCGGTGTTGAAACAACCAGAATTGTGAGATGATTTATTCCAGTCTCCAGAATTAGAATCACCAAGATTCCGATTGCCTGTATTTTCAGCTCCCAGGTTAAAATGTCCACTATTAAGATCACCTGTGTTATTATCCCCCGTATTACAGTTACCAATATTTTCGTCACCGGTATTATAATACCCAGCATTCTTACATCCAGTGTTATTACTGCCTGAATTTTCATAACCTATGTTAAAATCTCCTGAATTACAATCACCAGAATTCCAACCACCGCTATTATAAGAGCCAGTGTTTTTGTTCCCTGAATTTTGAGATCCTGTATTATAATGTCCAGAATTTTGGTTTCCAGAATTCCAATATCCTCTGTTATCATCGCCAGTGTTGAAATCTCCAGTATTATAATCTCCAGAATTCAAATTCCCAGCATTTTCATTTCCAGTGTTTTTTAACCCAGTACAGTCATTGCCAGTATTAACAAGATCTAATACTTCTTTCCAGGAGAGTTCCCGCACGATTTCGAGCTTATTTGTACATGACTTATCACCCTCTGTTACGACATCACCGTAAGCGATTACTTCGGCAACTTTGTTTTTACTGTCAAAGCCATAATAATTGAAACAGTTTGCTGCTTTTTGACAGAAATGCATTCCGTTGCCACAAACTTCGATTTCTCCTTCTTCTTCGAACTTGCCTGGACATGTATACTGTTTTGTATTCCCGCATGGACTGCAAGTCCAGTCCGGTCTAAATACCTTATATCCGTGTACAGATTCATTCTTTTTGGTCTCATCACTCATTTTGTTTCCTCCTTTATGTGTACTTAATTATTTGTTTTAAATATGGGACTGGACTGCTACACACAAAACATCCGGAAACAAAAAGAAAAGAGACCTCATATGTGAGATCCCTTGTTCTATTTAAAGCTGGTTTTCGATTGCTCTTAACGCGCTATACAAAATACGTCCTTCTTCTGTGACTGTAAGCACGTTCATATACGGAATTGTCGGTTTTTCTAAGTACTGTTCCAACTCTGTTCCTGCAACCTTATCAGACATCTTGTAATACTTGTTTGATAATTCGTCGTAATTCGGAAATGGTCGTGATTCGATCTTAAAGATATCACTCCAGGATTCCTTTACATAAGGCTTCACTTCGTCATAACCGCTTCTCGTCTCCAAAAAGATATGTTCGTTTTCTTTGATTGCGTTCGCACAGTCTAAAACTATAAGAGCATCATCTGCTTTCCAGATTTCATCAAAGCATTCGATTGCTGTTCTCGGCTGTGTCTTGAAAAATTCATCAATCTGGTCAAACATTGGGAATTCCCAATCGAAAAGACTTATCATGCAAAGCATTTTTAACATCTTTTCCTGACTGTTTGCTCTTAAACCATATCTCTTCTTGATTTCTTCTTTGCTCATTCTTATCATTTTTGTTTCCTCCTTGTTTGTGTGTCCATCGTTATCTTAAATATGGGATAAGATTATTACACACAAAGTAACCGGAAACGAAACATGTTTGCAATCGAAAGAAAGAGCCCGAAATGTCTGAATCTCTCAAACATTTTAGACTCTATTCTTTGATTAGTCTTCTCCGTACATGCAGATCTCGCACATGTACTTACAATTAGCACAATGTTCGTTGTACCATCGCATCCAGTCTTCCCGTGTGAGTTCGTGCGTTACGTTCGCTTTTGTCCAATAATCTTGATACATGAAATCGCAACTGTTGGACATATCTTTTTTCTCTGGCATACTTGTTTCCTCCTTGAATTGTGTGCTTTATTGGTTAACCTAAATATGGTACTAACTACTGCACACAAAAACACCTGAAACAAAAGAGAGACCAACCAAAAGGTCAGTCTCTGATTTTTGTTAGGACTCAAGCTGTACATTTACACCAGTACATTTATAGAAAATGTCTGCGTCAAAATTCGGAATTGAAAGAATTGTCTTCTTTTCAGAATCATCTAATTCATCCCACCACTCTTGAACCATATTACGGTTTTCATCCTGTGAGAAAACTTTAAGGTATCCGCCTACTGTTTCATAACCTGGATTTAATTCTTTTTCTTCATCAGTCATGTTGTCTGACCAAATCCATTCAACTGTACGATTTGGAATATCGTTCAGCAGATGACACGCTCTACTTTTTAACCACTGACTATAAGTCCAGTTTGATGGTTTGTTGAACAGCATAATTGTTGGCTCTTTTGTATTAAAGCAGCCATTATTATAGGAAGACAGGTTCCAGTCGCCAGTATTTCGGTTTCCAATGTTTCGATTTCCGGTATTATAATTTCCAGAGTTATAATTTCCAGTATTACTCTTTCCTCTGTTATTGTTTCCGGTATTATTATTTCCTGTATTTTCATAACCTGTATTGCGATCTCCTACATTCTTGCGTCCAGTATTATGATGTCCAGTATTTTGATCGCCAGTGTTGTAATCACCGTCATTGTAATTACCTATATTATAATCTCCTGTATTTGACTTCCCGGTATTATAACATCCTGCGTTATAATCTCCTGAATTTCTGTACCCAGAATTGTAATGTCCAGTATTATCATAGCTGCTGTTATGGTTTCCTGTATTATGGTCTCCAGTGTTATGATCTCCTACATTTCCGCGTCCTGAGTTGTAATAACCTACATTCCGGTCACCCTCGTTGTCAGAACCAGAGTTATAATTTCCAGTATTACATTCGCCTGTGTTACCAATTCCAGTACAATCCTTGCCGATATTAACAAGACTTAAAACTTCTTCCCAGGAAAGTTCCCGAACAATTTCAAGTTTGTTTGTCCAACATAGCGTACCATGTTCACTTTTTCCAATATCGCCGTAAGCTATTACTTCGACTACATGAGTATTGCTATCAAACTTGTAAAATCCAGATTTGAAATAACCAATTGGGTTCGTACGAAATGTCATTCCACGTTTTTGGACATCCATTTCGTCGTCTTCAAATCTAGCTGGACAAGTATATTGTCCCTGTGCATCATGTTCTCGGGGATTACAGGACCAGTCAGGATTAAATACCTTGTATCCATACGCTCTGTCGCTTAATCTTGTAACATTAATCATTTTTCGTTTCCTCCTTTATTGTGTGTGAGTTCTTGTTATCCTAAATATGGGACTAAACTACTGCACACAAAAGAAACGGAAACAAAAAGAAAGAGGCCTCAATTGAAGTCTCCTCTTTGCATTTTTAGTCCGCTCTGATTCCTGTGCACTCGTAGAAAATATCAGGATCAAAGTTCGGAATCGCTTTGATGGCATCCTTCTCCATCAGAGAAAGATTATCCCACCAAGACTGAATAAGATCCAAGTTTTTCAGTCTTTTCAGGTAACCGCCTGCTATTTCATAAGTCGGATGCAACTCTTTTTCTTCATCAGTCATATCCTCTTTATCTACCCATTCGACTGTTCTTTTTGGCATCTGAGTTAACAAAAACCTTGCATTGGATTCTAACCAATAACGAAAAGTCCAATTCGATGGTTTGTTAAACATCATAATTGTTGTTTCTTCTGTGTTGAAACAGCCGGTATTAAAAAATGATTTGTTCCAGTCCCCGGTATTCCAGCTGCCAATGTTACAGTTACCAGAATTATGTTTTCCAATATTCCAGGTTCCGGTGTTGCTGTCTCCACTGTTGTAGTCACCTGTGTTGTAATTCCCTTCATTACAATCCCCAGCATTCCAGTCCCCATCGTTTCTGCCTCCAGCATTACCTTTTCCAGCATTAGCACATCCAGTGTTACAGTTTCCGGAATTACGACCTCCAGTATTATAATCACCTGTGTTGTAATTTCCAGTATTACTGTCACCAATATTACGGTCACCGGTATTCCAGTCTCCTTCGTTACAAGCTCCAGCATTCCAGTTCCCAGCATTTTCGTTTCCCGTGTTACGTAAACCAGTACAATTTTTTCCAACATTTACGAGGCTTAGTACTTCCTCCCATGGGACTTCACGTACGATTTCCAGCTTGTTAGTACACGATTTGTTACCGTCTGTTATAACATCCCCATAGGCGATCACCTCTGCAACCTTGTTTTTGCTGTTAAATTCATAATAATTAAAACATTTGGCAGCTGTTTGACAGAAATGCATTCCATGTTCGCAAATTTCAAGTTCTCCTTCTTCTTCGAATTTACCTGGACAGGTATACTGTTTGCTTGAACCCCCGATTGGTTTACATGTCCAATCTGGATTAAACACTTTGTATCCATGTACAGGTTCACTCATTTTTGTTGCTTCACTCATTTTGTTTCCTCCTTTATTGTGTGTGTGTTTGTTATCCTAAATATGGGTTAAAACCATCGCACACAAAAACACTGGAAACAAAAAGAGACCAACCCCAATATAAAGTCGATCTCTAATTTGCTTAGCCTTCCATAGTACTATTTGAAATATCGAGGCTGGCTTTCAATGCATTCATCAGATTTCTAGCAATCGCTTCTGCCATATTAACTGGTACTGCGTTTCCGATCATTTTGTATCCATTATTCGCATTTTCATACATGAATTCAAAATCATCCGGAAACCCTTGTAGTCTTGCTACTTCTCGGACGCTCATTCTTCGATACCGATCTTTAGCACCCGGGACAAAACAGTACGAATCTTTTGATATCTGCTGCATTTTTGGTGCGTTTGGATGTATCTGACATTGGCGTCCGGATGCCTGCACTGTAAAACCAGGCTCATCCCAGCTGCGGACACGGTTTCTGGACATAAATACCGGAGAATAACTATCAACATAATATTCATGGTTATTAACCGCTGCAGGATTACGTTTGTTTCTTGCAAGTGTTGGAACAGCATTGTCTCGTAAATCCCAAATAGCATCCTTCAGTGTTACAATATGTTCTGGATCTCCGTCTGGAAATACAAATGAAATATCAAGATCAGTTCGGATGCCAATATAGAAGATCCGTTCTCTCGTTTGCGCTAATCCATAGTTACAAGCATTTGTTTTGTATACGGAAACGTTGTAACCAGACTCAGCAAACAAAGAAAGGATCCGATCAACCGCATCCGCATGTTTCTTTGATATCATCCCGGGAACATTCTCAGCTACAAAGAATTGTGGTCGAAATTCCCGGAGTACACGAATATATTCAAAGAAAAGCTGTCCTCGCTTATCTTCAATTCCTTTTCCGGATCCGGCTACTGACCACGACTGACATGGTGGTCCGCCTATAATTCCTGCCAATTGTTCTCCTGGTCGCAACCTAAGATAGGGTTCAAGATCTGATTTAGTTACATTTCTGATGTCGCCTTCAATTAGATGCGTATTTTTATGATTTCGTTTGTACGTTTCCCAGATTGTGGCATCGAATTCATTGGCGACCGGGATTTCGAAACCAGCTCGTTCGAACCCGAGATCCATTCCGCCACATCCGGAAAACAAGCTGATAATTTTGTTATCCATATAGTGCATCTCTCTTTCTTTTTTTAGATGCACTAAATATGGGTTCCAAAGAGGGTAAATACTGAATACAATATACAAAACCGAAATATGGGCATACAAAAAGAGCCACCTCATGGATGACTCTCTTGTTTCCCATTATTCGACGTCGGTTAAATTGTATATGACAGTGCCGTTATCATATGTTTTGACGATAAATGTAGCCTGCACTGTTTCTCCATTTCTGTCTTTGCAGAGATCGTATATCTCTTTTGTCCCAATCACATATTCTTTGTCTTCGTATATGATATACGTAGCCCAACTTTCAGGGGGCGTTATATAGGTTGTCGTATTTCCGATCTTCATTGGAGTTTGATAAAAACCGCTATGATATGTATTACTGATTTCCGCGTTGACCGTGATCGTTTCTGAGGACACAAGTTCTGCGCATCCGGACATGGTACCAACAAGAATGAATAATGATAAAAACAAGACTACAAAATGTTTCAATTTGCTCATAAAACAGACCTCCATACACCCGTTTTCCATAAATATGGAGCAGAGTGTAGCAGATTAATACATTTCGTAACCAAAAAGAAAGAGCCCGAAATACCTGAATGTGTCAGATATTATGGGCTCGATTCTTTCGGTTACGATTAAATATTCTGTTCCCGCATAATTGCTCTTACAGTTTTCGCAAGCTCTGGATCCAAAACCGGTTCGTGTTTAATAGCATCGATCTTGTTCTTTACTTTTGAAGCAGAATTGGAGTTAACAAAATCAGATACATAGTCCTCGATTTTCAATCCATCTTCAGATTCAAAGTTTAAAATAAATCTCTGGATCTCATGAGTTCCGTATACATATGTATCGTTTGCCAAATCTTCGATAATAACCTGCAGAAGCGAAAACTTTGCAAACGTAGCATCGATACTCTCTCTGTCTTTGCGATATTCGTACAGTTTCCAGATATCCATGAATGATTTCGAAGAACTGCCATAATTGACTTTGATATCGAAGTTGAATTTACTTGTTTTGTGTCGTTTCAAATACAAAGTAAAGTACTCGATATCTTCAAGCAGCAACGAAAGTTCGTCATAATAGTTCAAAGTTGCCTCGTCTTTTGTCATCCCGTTTTCCATTTTTGACTTTTTGATAAGCTGTTTGATTTCGTTTACATCCATATCATACATAATAGTCTCTCCTTTTTGTGTACTGATTCGTTATCCTAAATATGGATCAAAAGGCAGCATATTAATATATTCGTAACCAAAAAGAAAGAGCCCGAAATACCTGAATGTGTCAGATATTAGGGGCTCGATTCTTCCGGTTACGATTAAATATTCTGCCTTCGTAATGTGCGCTTTAGATATCGTAACTCTGGGTTCTAACTCCTCATCTAAAGATGAGGGAGTTCTTGATTTCGATCAATTAGAGATCATCTCCTGGATCAAAATCTTCAGTTCCGTCTGATAATAACGGTTTGTTTGGAACATCATTGATTTCGTCGCCCACTGATGAGACGTCGATTACTGGATCTCCACACAAATAATCCTGCACTGTTTCAACGACCTTATTTAAGGCGTCCAAATATGCATTACAGTCTGGTGCAAATACCAGATTTTGTGTGCCCTTATAACATACTGCAACGTTCTCTCTTGTCAGCACACCAGTCACCGTATACTCTCCATCTTCTACGGTTTCCATTTGATTCTGCAACAGATTTCCGATCTCTTCCATATCTCCGCGCAATCGGATGTGAAAATGGATACCGCTTTCGTTATCCGTAAAGCTTGATTTGATCAGTGTGTCTTCAGATCTTTCTACGTTTTCTTCGTATTCGTTCTGAATATAGGTGCTATTGCGATGATCACATCCATTGATACTTAATGATTCGTATTCGACTGTACCTGTTGACTGACCAAGATCAGCCATCAAAGCAGCGAGTGATTCTTCAATCTGTTCTTTCTGATCCTCGCTCATGTTTCCTTTTATGTTTCCTTTTAGAACGACACCGACTTCTCCGCCATCAGGACATCCCCATGCCCGATTGTAGACAGCGGCAGCAGGTGCTACACCAACTTCCGAGTAACCGGAAAAACGCTGTCTGATGAAGGGAATAGCTTTTTGGATGGCCAAATCTGGCGTAAAATGGACCGTATTATCATATCCAGGATTAACACCAAGCATTACAGACCAGCGTGTTGTTGCGTTTTGGTTTTGAGTTGTTTTTGATGTCATAAGTTTTTACATTCCTTTCTGATTATTGTTAGTATAAACACTCCACAGAGCTAATTATAAATATGGGATGAAGATAACATCAAAAATTTACATTAAAGTATATGTGTAGTTGCTTTGATATCTACCGTATGCATCTCTTATAATATGATTTACTTGTTCCGTAATATTTGTGTTCTCTTTTACGGTTACCCATTCTAAATTTTCAACACGATTATCGTTTCTAATAAAATTAATATGATTTACATACTTTTTGTTGAGTGGATTAGGAATAAATGCTTCTGCTACAAGTCTATGAATATAGCGATCAGTACGTTTCCCTGTTTTATCGCATCTCATATAAACTCTTGCATATCCATTCTTTGTTAGTCTTGGTTTTATCTCGTATAAATCAATAGTATTTCCATTTCTTCTATTCCCTTTTCCTAAATTACAATATACTTTTCCTTCATCTGATACAAAATATCCTGTAAATCCGTCAATTTCTTTTATCATAGGTATCTTCTTCCTTTATTTTGGTTTATATAAATATGAGCGAATTGAAGACACACAAAAACAAAAGAGCCAACCCGTAGGCTGACTCTTTTCGATTTACAGATGTAGAACTCGATCTCTGATTTCTTCGGTTCTTCCCTGATTCCAGAACTGTGTACCAATATCCTTAATACCTAAACTATTCATTTAGGAGTGGACTATACAATTGCTTACATATTTGTGACAAATACTAAACCCAGGAATTATAGTCTCTGAACGTCCACCAGCAATTGCTTATGTAAAGCAATCCGCAAACATCACTGTCTGCCTACTATTGTTTTTTACAATAGGTTAGGTGTTTCGATGCGTCTGAGTGACTTGCACACTCGGTAATCCCTACTCTGATTTCTTTTTATGGTTTCTACCTTTTCAGGCTGTTGCATTCTAAATGCGTACCGCGTTTACGTATACCGTTTCCAGTTCCGCTTTAGCGAATCAGTATTATGGGGACCTCCCCGCAATTTATCCTGTTTAACGTGGACTAGTTCGTCAATCCACAGGTACGTCTGGCTACTGACATCTGATTTTGATCTCTGTTGTGGCAGTTCGGGCATTCCCACACAAGTTTCTTCTTATGTGTTTCCTGATCCTCTTCTTCCACAATCTGGATCTCTCCGTCGTATCCGCATTTCATACAATAATCACTCTTTGTATTGAGTTCAGCGTACATGATATTCTCATAAATGTACTGAATTACTGCGATAACGGCTGGAATATTTCCTTTCATGTCTGGTACTTCTACATACGAAATTGCACCACCCGGTGACAACTTCTGGAACGGAGACTCGAATGATAATTTATCAAACGCATTGATCTTTTCTCTAACAGATACATGGTACGAGTTGGTAATATAATCGTGATCTGTTACATTTGGGATCACTCCGAATCTCTTCTTTAAGCATTTCGCAAACTTATAAGTTGTTGACTCCAATGGAGTTCCATATACTGAATAATCGATATTTTCAGCTGATTTCCATTTTTCGCATGCGTCATTTAAAGCCTGCATAACTTTCATCGCAAATGGCTGACCTTTTGTAGGCTCCGTATGCGATACACCGAGCATTCTCTCTGTCATCTCATAGAGACCGGCATATCCGAGAGAAATTGTTGAGTATCCGTTATACAGTAACTTATCAATCGTCTCGCCTTTTTTCAGACGAGCTAAAACTCCGTGCTGCCATAACATTGGAGCTACATCTGAAGGAGTTCCGAGCAGTCTCTCATGTCTGCATCGTAATGCTTTATGACACAGTTCCAGTCTTTCCTCAAGGATTTCCCAGAATTTATCCATATCACCATAAGAAGAACATGCTACGTCAACCAGGTTTAAGGTAACAACACCTTGATTAAATCTTCCGTAGTAGACATGACCTTTGTGTTTGTCAAAGTTACCGGCATTTGAAATGTTACCGACATTCTCACTATAACGATCTACGGTAAGGAAACTTCTGCAGCCCATGCATGGAAATGCATCTCCTTCTTTAATTTCTTTGATCTTTTTTTCGGAAATGTAGTCAGGAACCATTCTTTTCGCAGTACATTCTGCCGCTAACTTGGTTAACCAGAAATATCTGTCGCCCTCTTTAATGTTATCCTCTTCAAGCACGTATAAAAGTTTTGGAAACGCTGGTGTAATGTACACACCTTTTTCGTTTTTTACACCTAAAATACGCTGATGGAGCATTTCTTCGATAATCATTGCAAGGTCATCTTTCTGTTCTTCCGGGACTTCATTCAGATACATAAAGATACTGACAAATGGAGCCTGTCCGTTTGTTGTCATAAGTGTGATAATCTGGTACTGAATCATCTGTACACCACGAGCGATTTCCTCTTTCAAACGCATTTCTGAAATCTTGTTGATTGCTTCATCGTTTAATTCGATTCCTGCGGTCTTGAATTCATCCACAACCTGTTTTCTGATCTTCTTTCGACTTACATCTACAAAAGGAACCAAGTGTGAAAGCGTAATTGTCTGACCCCCATATTGGCTACTTGCCACCTGAGCAATCATCTGTGTTGCAATGTTACATGCAGTTGAAAAGCTCTTTGGTCTGTCAATCATCGTCTCACTAATAACAGTTGTATTTTCGAATGCGTCTTCAAGGTTGTCCAAGCAACAGTTTGTCATATGCTGACTGTAGTAATCAGAATCGTGAAAATGAATTAATCCATTCTCATGAGCTTCAACGATGTCTTCCGGCAGCAGGATTCGTTTTGCTAAGTCCTTTGATACCTCTCCTGCCATGTAGTCACGCTGTACAGATACAACAGTTGGATTCTTGTTGCTGTTTTCCTGTTTAACTTCTTCGTTTGCACACTCGATCAGACTTAAAATTGCGTCATCTGTGGTATTCGCTTTTCTTGCAAGCGCTCTTTTTGATCTGAAGTTGATGTAATGACGAGCTAGATTGCATTTTCCCGCTAACATGAGTTCGTCTTCCACTAAGTTCTGGATCTCCTCAACATTCATGTCATAAGTTGCTCCCATAGCTGTTTTTGTTACATCTTCTACGATCGTATCAATCTGCTCTTTTGTAAGTTTGTCTCTTGTTGCAACCTCAGCATTTGCTTTCTCGATTGCTTTTCTTACTTTTTCAGGTTCAAAATCTACAACCTGTCCGTTACGTTTTACTATCTTGTTCATAATTCATCTCTCCTTTTCTTTGATAGTTATTATTGTTACGTAACTAAATATGTGTTCTATGTCTCTTCGTTTTCGCTTACATTGGCTCAAATGTCGGCATCCCTTGTATGTACCCCAGAGCTTGTAACCGATCCATTCCGGCGACTTCCTGGTATTCACACCATTTCTTTTCATGTTCACACATTCGTCGCCACTCCTCTTTGGTCACACTCTGATCTGGGTACGATTGAACCGATGCCGCACTTTTTCTCTCCACTTCTTTTTGGTCCCGGATATCTCGTTTGCTCATATCTTTTCACCTCTCTTTCTGTATACTTAAATATGTGTCCGCAAGAGTGCAAACAAAAAGAAAGGGACCAACATAAATTGTCAATCCCTTCGTTTTCCTTATTTCATTGCTTTCATAATAACTTTTTTGATATCTTCGTAAGAGCAACAACACCAAATCTCGTCACCGTTTGGTCCGCCAACCAAAAGTTTTAAATACACTCCTGGTATTCCATCTTTGATTCCTTCATAAATGTATCCAATGTTTGAAACGTTTATCATGGTTCTCACATCTTTCTCCGGATACACAATTTCGATAAATCCTTTCAGAGCTGTAATCATTTTGAAATCCTCCTTTTATTTGCTTATATGTGTTTTGTTATCCTAAATATGTGACGAATACGCATACAAAAAAACGGCTATATTTCAAGCCGTTTTCTTTTATTTTACAACCATTCGTTTTCGTTAACAGAACTTATATCCAATGATTTCCCATTCATCGTTGTCGATCTGTTTGTAAACCGGTCGGACACAAAGTCCATCTTCTTTTATGCCAAATCCAGTTCCTGAAATGATTTCGTCTACTTCCCAGCACTGTAAATACTGTTCTCCATTCCAACCACTGAGAGCGATCGGTCTCCCTTCGACCTCTACGATTTCAATCTCTCTGTTTCCTGTCCAAGTTCCAAGTGTTTTCATATTATTTCCTCCTCTTAATCTTTCCAAAAACAATACAGACAGTTATGAGGACATTTCTTTCTTGGTGTTAAAAGTTCCGTTTTACAGGCAAGACAATGACATCCGTTTCTTCCTTGTGGGTTCTCAGGAAATGTACCATCATATTTAATTCCCATAATCTGCAGGTCCTCTGTACTGATACATCCTTTAATCCGGAATGTGGCTGGAAACTTATATGCGAGTATGTCCTCTGCGCATGTATCAAACTGATATGGGTACTCACTTAATGCGTTTCCGACAAGATTACGCTGATCTTCAGACGGATAGAAACTTCCACCATACATCGGCGTGAATCCAAGTTTTTTATAACGTTCCCGTACATGCGGATACTCATCCACGATTGAAATACGATATCGGATCTCATTTTCAGGCAAACCCAATGAATGGTAGTAATTTAACATCTCGGAAACTCGCTTGACACCCTTCTCAGTTGGGAAAATAGGATCAATACGCAATACCATTCTGCTTGCCGGAAATCCAGACTCAATTAATTTCTTCATCTGTGCAAGCTGCTGTTTGTAGTCCGGAACATTTGGTTCCATTCTTGTGTGTCCCCATCCGGTACATGTACAATGCACTACGATCGGGATCTCACTCATGTGGTTTAAAACCTTTTTGATGAATGTGTCGTTTAAGTTCTTTGTTATAAGGATGACTCCATCGATTTCCTTTAATTTGTTTTCCCATCTGAAGTCGACGCCAGCATCCCCATACTCTGTGATTCCAATTTTCATGTTAATCCTCCTTGTTCTCCTTGTTTTGAATATGTTTTTTATTACTCTAAATATGGTTTTCTGGGAGCCAAACTAATTTGAAAACAAAAAGAAAGAGACCAACATTCCTGCTGGTCTCTGGTTTCTATGTCTTATTCTGTCTCAATCGGTTCCATTATTCTGCCTTTTCGTCCTTGTTCGAATACAGAATACATATAATCACCGATGAAATCTGCAATCTCATTTCGGTTTACACATTTATTTCCATGCCTCTCGTCGTATTCCACGTTCGGACACAGATGTTGCAGCCCATATTGGTCACACATTTTGTTTATCTGATCACAGGCTGCGATTGCCGTGTCCAAACAATCTGCTGTTTTAGATTCGAGTCCCTCAATGTATTCTACATATCGTTCAGAAGTAATATGTTCATCATTTGCCAATGTCCGAGCTACAGAATGTCCGTATGATTCCTTATAAACCGCGTCAAAATAGGTTTGCAAGATGTTAAACCGCGCATTTACGAATGCAATGTCAGATTCAATTTCATCGCGGTCAAAGTTTCGGTTCATAATTGCCGTAATCAAGTCATTTATACTACTCATTTCGTTTCCACCTTTCTCGAGCCCCATTTACGCCCTTCCACAATATTATATACCATAATAAGGCTCAAAATTGCGGAAACTCGTCATAATTCTCCAAAATCATCGTCATCATATTCGACGTCTTCCATAGAATCCCCACCAGCATCGTCATTGGCAACCACACTTTTGTATTCGAACTCTCCGTATGCATTTTGATCCATGTCGCCTGGATTGTATGCATGCTCTGGATTTCTGCCTGCATCTTTTGCGACCTCATACGAAACATCAAGTGCCGGACGGTCACCATATTTCATCTCATTGTCAATGATAAGCTGATCCATTGTTCTACCTTCACGTCCCTGCTGGAATACTGAATACACATATCGACCAACAAAATCTGCAATCTCTCCTCTGTTTACGCACTTTTCTTTATTGATTGGATCGACTTCGACTTCCGGACACAGATGTTCGAGACCGTACATATCACACTGACGATTGATCTGTTCACAGGCTGCGATTGCCATATCATGTGCGTGTTTTCTTTTTCCATCAAGATTAACGACCATATCCTGATAGGCTTCTGGTGTCATCATCCCTCCGTGAACTAATGTTAACGCAGTAGAGCTACCGTAAACATGTTCGTAAACTGCATTAAAGTATTTCCGAAACTTATCAAATCGTTCGTTTACAAAACTTATGTCTTCGTTAATATATTCCTGGGAATAATCTCTGTTTGCAATTGCCTTCAACAAGTCATTTACACTACTCATAATGGTTTCCTCCATATCTTCATTTTCAATAAATATGTGCGGAAACCTACCTCTGTATAGCAAAAAAAGACACCACCTCAATAAGCAGTGTCTTTCCTTGTTTGTTAAAGTTCCTCAAAGTGATCCATAATGTATTCTGCCGCTTCTTTCGCAAATACAGAATCATCTATGAACTTGCCAAAATATGACTGAGTAATGACGGATCCAATCGGGTTTGGTTCAAAAGTAAGAACCTTTTTGTCATCAAGTATATCAATCACAGGCAATAACCCTGTACTTAATACAGGAGTGAACTGTGGAAAGATAATATCCATTTCTGGTCTTCTGTATATAGAATACACGAATTGAATATTTCCTTCGTCGTCTCTAATCAGGTATTCCTTTTTCTTTTCTTTCGAATGCTTTTCGTCAAGTTCGATATTCTTCTCATCAAACATAGCATTTCTCCTTTCCTCTTCTCTTATTTGTATTCTAAATATGTGTTGCGACAAAGCAGCATGAAAATTTTATATCCCATGGTTAGTATACCGTTATTGTTTGCAAAAGAAAAGAGACCACATGAATGCGATCTCTCTTCTTTTGAATATTAGTTTTTAAGGTCGATCCCTCTCTCTCTGCAAATACTCTCTAAAAGCTCTCTTTTTTGAGAAAGGTACTGTGCGTACTGACGTCGTGGTTCGACATCAGTAATAGTATCTAACAAATGTGCGACAGCTCTATGATAGCCCTCATCACATATTGTATCGTACAATACCGTCTTAAGATCAGCATCAGAAAGAACCGAAACCTCTTTTTTAATTTCTTTTATCTGTAATTCATTCATTGTGTTTTTCCTCCTTGAATTCAAATATTTTGTTATCCTAAATATGGTATACATACTTGTATATTATCTCAAAAAAACATAACCAATAATATACTGATTAGTTATTATAACAAAATCGTTTCAAAAAGAAAAGAGACCACATGAATGCGATCTCTCTTCTGTTTTTTAGTTATGATTCCTTATCTCCCAAAGTTTGATACCTCTCATATTGCAAATGAATCCCAAAAGATCCGATTTCTCAGAAAGGAACTTCTCATACTGGCGACGTTCTTTGATATCTACAGGATCCCATCCTCGATCTTCCATAATTTCTGCTTGGCTCCCGAGACAAGCATCTACAGAATCATAATACGCTTCTTTTAGTTTCTCATCTGACATTAATGCAGCTTCCTGAAAGATCAGGTTTTTCTCTGATTTCTTCATATTGTTTCCTCCTCTTAGTATCCGATATATACCGGAAATCCATCAAAATCGTAGTTTCCATACTCTGTTTCGTTATCCATGTCTTCGATTACCTCAGATACATTCCGAATCAGGTTGTCGTAATCGTAATCTAATTCTTCAGCAGCATCCAATGAAATAAAACCAATAGCACAACTACTGTTTGCCTGCACTTCGATTGGAATTACCTGTTCGCATTCGAGCCTGCCGACGAGTTCTGTGATCTCTTCTATTGTAATCCCTTCGTCTAACGGCTTTTGAATGAATGCGGCTTTTGGAATGACGCGAGCAGAAACATTACGGATTCTATTGAGATTACCTGCTTTGTCTGTGGCAATCCAGAATCGATCACTTCCTTCATCATCTTTCTCGCATTCTTCAAATAGATAAGATTCCGTCTGAAATTCCGTCTGAATCGCGAAAACTAAGTTTACTATGTGTTTTCCGCAGTTATTGCATCTTGCTGCTTTTACTCCAAAAGAACCTCTGTATTCAATTTTGCTGTGACCACAGTTACATGATATTGCGTAACGGTCTCCGTTCGTAAGAAATCCATTTTCTGTGATATTCCAATCAAGCGATCTGCAAGCTTCTTTAAAACTCATTACTTTGTAATCAGTAACATCTTGTAATCTTTTCTTTTCCATACTTCACTTTTCCTCCTTTATTTCGTATGCTTTGTTTTTGTACTCTAAATATGGGTTCAACTCTTCGCATACAAAACAACCGGAGGCACACAAAAGCCTACTCCACTAAATTGGAATAGGCTCTTTCGTTTGCTTCTTATTTGTTTTTCAATTCCTTTCTATATTTTTTGCTGTATCTGTCTAAGATTTTGCAAACAATATAGGTATTCGTCTGTTGTTCGTTTTCAGGTATGGTGTTTTCAGGAATATCCAAATACTCAGCTAGAAAACGCAATGCTTTCTGAGCGTCCATTGGTGGGTTACAGAGACCGTAATCTTCCTGCTTTGCAAGCCAGTCTGTTATCGTTTCTGTCTAATTCTCATCATTATCGACTTCTTTCTTGTCTTCAATGATCCAGAACCGCTCATTTCCTTCCTCGTCTTTCTCGATGTCAATCATTGAACGACAAGCCGGATTCAAAGAAATCAGACTTGACATTTGTTTTCCGCAATTACCGCATCTTACTTTTTGTACGCCAATTACTCCAGTATACTCAATTTTGCTGTTACCGCAGTCACAGGATACTGTGTAAACTTCGTCGTCCTCTGTGAGAGTCCAATTTAACGCTTTTGCAGCTTCTTTGAAACTCATTACTTTGTGATCTGTCATATCTTGTAATCTTTTCTTTTCCATACTTTTTGCCTCCTTTATTTCGTATGCTTTGTTTTTGTTATCCTAAATATGGGTTCAATTCTTCGCATACAAAACAACCGGAGGCAAAAAGAGAGACCAACCAATTGGTCAGTCTCTGTTTCTTGTTAGTCGACTTTAATTCCAGTACATTCGTAAAAAATATCTGGATCAAAGTTTGGAATCGCCTTGATGATTTCTTTATCGTCTATATCAAGACTATCCCACCACATCTGACAACATTCAGACTTATCAAGCTCCTTAAGATATCCACCTGTTGTCTTATATGTTGAGTGTGCTACTTTTTCTTCATCCGTCATGTCGTCTGTACTCACCCATTCAACAGCACTCTTCGGTATCTGTCTCAGTAATTCACTGGCCTTTGAGTCTAACCAATTCTGATAGGTCATATCTGACGGTTTGTCGAACAACATAATTTTGTGTTCTTTTACATTGAAACAACCTGAGTTGAAAGACGAATTGTTAAAATCCCCAGTATTGAAGCTTCCGCTGTTCATATTCCCGGTGTTGCAGTCCCCGGTGTTCCCGCTTCCGGTGTTGCATTCCCCGACGTTGCAGCGTCCGGTGTTCCAGTCCCCGATGTTCCTGCTTCCGGTGTTGCAGTCCCCGGCGTTCCAATTCCCAGTGTTCCAGTCCCCGGTGTTGCAGTCTCCGGTGTTGTAGTCCATGGTGTTGTGGTTCCCTGTGTTCCTGCTTCCGGTATTCCTGTTTCCGGTGTTCCTGCTTCCGGTGTTCCTGCTTCCGGTGTTCCAGACACCAGTATTCATGTCTCCAGTATTTCCTAATCCTGTATTATCTTTTCCAGTATTTACGATTGTTAAGAGTTCCATCCAAGGGATCTCTCTTACAATATAGATTTTATTTGTGCAGGACTTGTCGCCGTCTGTTCTTACCTCACCATAAGCAATGACTTCAGCAACTTTGTTGTTGCTGTCAAATTTGTAATAATTGAAGCAGTCGGCAGCCTTTTCGCAAAAGTGAAATCCTCGGTCACAGCAACTTGGGTTAACATCTTCCTCAAATGTTTTTCCTACCTCATACTGAAAATTTCGGCAAGTCCAGTCTGGATTAAATACTTTAAATCCATGTACTGGTTCGTGATTTGTTACATTATTACTCATTTTTCGTTTCCTCCTTTTTGTGTGCTAAATTTATTTGTTATCCTAAATATGGTATTAAGTACTTGCACACAAATACTTTGGAAACGAAAAGAGAGACCAACCAATTGGTCAGCCTCTGTTTTTCGTTAGTCGACTCTGATTCCAGTACATTCGTAAAAAATATCTGGATCAAAGTTTGGAATCGCCTTGATGATGTCTTTGTCTTTTGTTTCGAGATTATTCCACCACAACTGACCACATTCAGACTCGTCAAGCACTTTCAGGTAACCGCGTGTTGTCTTGTATTCCGGATGCTGTTCCTTTTCTTCATCAGTCATATTGTCGGACCAAATCCATTCAACAACATCCTTTGGTATCTGCTTTAATAACCACCGTGCATCAGATTCACACCAGTCACGATAGGTCATATCTGACGGTTTATTGAACAGCAATATCTTCTGTTCTTTTGTATTGAAACAGCCAGTATTAAAAGATGACTTGTTCCAATCCCCGGTATTCCTATTCCCAGTATTCCTATCCCCAGTGTTTTGATTTCCTGTATTCTTGTACCCGGTGTTGTTGTTCCCGGTGTTCCAATACCCGGTATTCCAATCCCCTGTGTTGTAGTTTCCGGTATTGTAGCTTCCGGTGTTCCTGTTCCCGGTGTTCCTGTCTCCTGCGTTACAATTCCCAGCGTTCCTGTCCCCGGTGTTCTTGTCCCCGGTGTTGCAGTACCTGGTGTTGCGGTCACCGGTGTTGTAGTGCCCTGTGTTCCTGTTCCCGGTGTTGTTGATCCCGGTGCAATTCTTTCCAATATTGACGATCCGCAATACTTCATCCCATGGGATTTCACGTACGATTTCAAGCTTGTCCGTGCATGACTTGTCACCGTCTGTTTTTACCTCACCATAGGCAATAACTTCTGCAACTTTGTTGTTGCTGTCAAAATTGTAATAATTGAAGCAGTCAGCAGCAGTCTGACAGAAGTGCATACCGTGACAGCAAACATTAAGCTCCCCTTTTTCCTCAAATTTTCCGGGGCAAGTGTACTGTTTACAGTTCTTTCCTGTCGGGTTACAGGTCCAATCAGGTCTGAATACCTTATATCCATGTACAGGTGTGTTCGTTTTATTACTCATTTTTTTTGTTTCCTCCTCGTATGCTTTTAATTTGTTATCTTTAAATATGGTATGAGTTGATCGCATACAAAATTTTCGGAAACAAAAAGACCCGCATAATGCGAGTCCTTCTGTTTGTTTCTGTTTTAGATTCCAAGATCGAATTTCATCTGTGGATTCTTCTTTGCAATTTCTTCTCTTGGATATCCGATCAGTTTAAAATCATCAATCGTGAAATCGAAAAAATTTGTTTTCTCTGTATCCAGAACAAATCTTGGATCACAATCAATTGTATTTCGATTAAAAACGATTTCTTTTGCCTGACTCAAATGTCTTTCATAAATCTGAACGTTTTCACTTACATGTGTGAATACGCCAGGTTCGTATCCACAATGTTTTGCAACCATCAACTGAACTGCATCTCATTGATTGAGGCGGATACGATAAAGTCACTGGACCGCTGATTCATGAGCATATCCAGATACAATTTACCGTCGATTCCTCTTCTTACATTCCAGATCGTTTCATAACAACATGGATTCAATCCTTTGGTTGTTCCTCCTGTTTCGTCTGAAAAATCGTCTTCCTGCCACATACACATGATATGACGGCGACCAAATGGATCAGCTGTTAATCCATCCAGTAACTTATTGATTAAGTTATGTCTTTTTACGGTTGCTCCATATCTGCAGCCGATTGTTCCGTCGCCAACATCCCATTGGTCCCAATATTTGATACCAAGATCATGAAGATCTGACAGTTTGTTGCTCTGCATCTGGTAAATCCATAAGATTTCTTTGACTGCTGATTTCCACGCGATCGGTCTCAAAGTCAAAATCGGGCACTCACCTTTTGCTAAGTCGTATCTGGTAACAACATGGTTAATGGATAACGTATGAGCCGGGACATAAACGGTTACATCTGAGCCGTTTGTAAATGCAGTTCCTTCTTCAATTTCGATCTTGTTTCCGTCTTCTGTGATCACATATTTGCAATCATCAGAAAGATGCGCATTATGATACATATCTTCATAATGTGGTCTCGGATTTTCGTCTCTGAATCCATTTTGCAGGATTTGGTAAAGAATCGCTTTCTGATTCTGATCTCCTACTGTTCCGAATGGACATGTTCTTTTTGTTTCTGACATATTTGTTTCCTCCTCTATTATGTGCTTTATTGTTTGTTATCCTAAATATGTGATAAGATGATTGCATGCAAAATAACCGGAAACAAAAAAAAAGAGACAACCACAACGGTTATCTCTTTGATGTGTTTTTAAATTTCATAATCGACCGCATCCTGTCGATCCATGAAGAAATGAATTCCAGGAGCGCATTCATTCCATCGATTATTATCAAAATCAGATACTTCTACGATTTTTCCAACGCGATAAATAAAACTAGAATCAAAATACGACTCTATTTCTTGTAATCCACTGTCAGATCCATCGATATTCTCGATCGCCAAGACCAATGCTTTACTACATCTGCATTTCTTTGTTGTTGCCGATGACCTCTTCGCATCTTCGCAAATCTGAAGTTTTACGATCTTTTTGTAGAATGCTTTCTTATAACCAATGAATGAACCAGTTTCCGGACATGCGATCGGGTAATCGATTTTTGTATCTCTAAGGTTTGCAAATCTAAGATCTGCTCCGTACAAATTTGCATAACTAAGATCTACCCCTCTAAGATCTGCATGATAAAAATCTGCTCCGCTAAGGTCTGTATGCCTAAAATTTACTTCGCTAAGATCTGCATAATAAAATGCTGCATCGTTCAAATTTGCATAACTAAAATCTGTATTTTCAAGATTCGCTTCGCACAGACTAGCACCTCTAAGATCTGTATTTCTAAGATTCGCTCTACAAAGATTCGTGTTATAAAGATTCGCTCTACAAAGATTCGTGTTATAAAAAATCGCATTTCTTAAATCTTTACGTGATAAATCCAAATCCATTAGATCCTGATGCGATAGATCCGCTCTCATGTTTTCCCATCCGTCAACATCCTTATTAAGATAATGCTGATGATTTTCGACGATCTTGTTTAATTGTTCCTGTGTCATACTTCGTTTCCTCCTTTTTAATATCATGATTTTTGTTATCCTAAATATGGATTTAAACAGTTGTATGTTAAACTAAGCATATAGGAAGACTTGGAATACAAGCTTCGCGTTTGGAAAAAGACACCGCATACAATGATTATGGATCATAGATCTACAAACAACTCCAACAGATCCTGAAATTCAGATTCATGATCAGACAGATCAAAATCATAAAGGTATGCAATTGTGCTTATGAACAAAATCAACCCTGAAAACATAACTCCTAAGAGCAGAATTACTGCCATGTCCGATCCCTCCTTTTTCTATGACTTTGTTAACTATAATTAATAGGCTCACTTCTTGAAAACCTCGTCATAGAAAACACACAAAAAGAGCCAGATTATTCTGACTCTCTTCGTTTTTTATTATTCGTTTTCGCTACCATTTGGAAATAAAGATCCGACGTATCATGTTTCTGGACAATCAATCGGACAATTAATTTTTGCTCCAAAAAGATTTGCATTCCTAAAATCTGCTCCACTAAGATCTGCATACCTAAGATCTGCTCCACTAAGATCTGCATACCTAAGATCTGCTCCTCTAAGATCTGCATACCTAAGATCTGCTCCTCTAAAATCTGTATGCCTAAGATTTGCTTCTCTAAGATCTGCATGATAAAATTTTGCATCGTTCAAATTAGCATATCGTAAATCTTTATGTGACAAATCCAAACCACTTAGATCATAATCTGATAAATCTGCTTGCGTTTCCTCCCATTCGTCAATATCCTCATCGAGATAATGTTGATGGCATTTAATCATCTTATTTAATTGTTCCTGTTTCATACTTTGTTTTCTCCTTTTTAATATCATAATTTTTGTTATCCTAAATATGGGTTCTAGTAGTTGTATATTGAATTAAGTATATAGGAATACTTGAAATACAAAATTCATATCTGTCTCAGAAAACCTCGTCATAGGAAACATACAGAAAAAAGAGCCCGATTGTTCTGACTCTCTTTGTTTCCTGTTATTCGTTTTCGCTGCTATCTGGAGCCGCTATCGGGTGACTAAATGTACTGCAATTGGTTTATAATATCTTTATCATAGAACCAATTTGTTCATAAGCTTGTAGCATAATATTTTTCGTTTTCTACATACTTATTCCATTCTGTCACACGATTGACGGTTGCATCTTTCATTTCTCATATTCTGATTCATTTGCGAACTCTACGGCTTTACTTGCTGATATATTGTATCAAAATCAAAATTAATCCAGCAAGCAAAAACATTGTACTCCAATATTTAATAGTATAATTGTTTTTCGTATAACGATTTATAGTACGAATAATAAAACTTATAACAACAACCAAACACAAAAATAACATATTAATACCCTCCTTTTATTTATATATATATTGTTTTCTTAAATATGGTTTCTTTTGTTTATAATAAAGCTCACTTTTCGAAAACCTCGTCAGAAAACACACAAAAAGAGCCCACGAATATGGCCGACTCTCTTCGTTTTTTTCACTATTCGTTTTCGCCACCATCTGGACTTTCAATATCCCATTCCGGAATTTCAATATATTTCATAGCGTTTACAACTTTCTGGCTATAGTACCAGTTTGTCCATGGACTTGATGCCCAGTATTTACTACTATGAACATCTTGATTCCATTCTTTCACATCTTTGATAACCTGTACTTTGGATACATCTTCGTTGTTTGTGTTGGCTGCCTTTATCTCAGCAACAATTGCTTCATATTCAATTCTGTTATGAGCAATCTGCTGATTTACTCCAATATGCGAACATAGAATAAATACTCCGACACAAAGTAATCCGACAACACCAACTAGCATAAAACTAACCTGAGCGAAAAAAGTACAATCATCATTTTTATACTCAACCAAAATAAGTCTGAGTAAAATTCCAATAGCCAAACATGCAGTAAATATTAATGCTAATAACATATCTTTTGTCCTCCTTGAATATATGTTTATAATATATAAGGCTCACTTTTCGAAAAACTCGTCAAAGAACACACAAAAAGAGCCCACCAATATGGCAGACTCAATTCGTTTTTTTTATTTGTTGCTGTCAGGAGTCGGAACGTTCCATTCCGGAACTTCGATATACTCCATTTTGTCCACTACCTTCTGGCTATAACACCATGAAGTCCATGGACTAGATGCTAAGTATTTCTGACGATGAACTTCTTTGTTCCATTCGTTCACGTCTTTGATAACTAAGACTTTTGATACGTCCTCGTTATCTGAGTTAACAGCCTGAACCTCGGCAATAATTGCCTCGTATTCAAACTGATTCTTTGAGATCTGTTTGGTCGCCTCAACGTGGGAACACAGGATTATACATCCTGTGATGAGAAACCCCAAAGATCCGACAAAGAGCGACAATATTTCGAAAACAGCGACAGCTGTGATCTCATCATCTCCGAATTTATATAGCAAAATTCCAGAAACTAAAAGTACAACAAAAATTAAAAAGATAATCATAATTCAATTCCTCCTTTGAATGTGTGTGTGATTTTATTGGTTACTCTAAATATGGTATGCGTCATTTTCATATAAAAAAGAAAAAGAACCCACACATGTCTGTGCATGTATGGATTCTATCCTTTTACTCTGTTTAGATCGGGTTCGTAAATATCTCGAAACGGATGATACTATCATGATGATTCATCTCAACGTGTCCAGGAACAAGATCATAAGCTTTGTCATCAACAATAGCAATGACGTTTTTGATCTCTGTATCTTCTTTCAGTTTGATGATAACATCATACGGTATTGGGTTTTCACTTAAACCACATCCTGAATTCATTACTGGGAATTCCTTACTGTCGGTAACCAAGCATAATGAATTCGGATATTTCTTTGATAATGTCAGATAAGCGATCGTTCTGCTATCGCCATCCGGCACTCCAACCTGCATATCGTACCCAATTTGTGAGTCACTCCAATCCATGCTTAAGAATTCGCTTCTTGTCATAATATTTTCCTCCTTGTATGTATGCGTTTTGTTTTGTTATCCTAAATATGGGATTCATGATTCGCATACAAAACAAAAGAGCCTACCAATAGGCAGACTCAATTTGCTTTTAGTACAATATTAGATATACAAGGCAACATATTAATGTTAGAGCCCCAAACATAAGACTATAAACTGCAGAAATTGATGATATTCGTGATATTATTTCGTCTTCCACAATTCCGTCTTTCCTTTCTATTGCGACTGTTAAAAGATATACAATTCCCGAAACCGAAAAAATCATATCTGATATTTTGATGATTGTTAATAACATTGTATTTCCTCCTTTTCGTGTATTATTTGTTATCCTAAATATGGGATTCATAGTTCGCATACAAAACAAAAGAGCTACCACGTCGGTAACTCTCTTTGTTTCTCTTTTTAGCCTGTAAATCCGCCCGTATTAATTCTCAGACAATATTTGAAATTATCTTTGATCAGTCTGTTAATCGTCTGACGGATCTCGGTAAGGTCGTCTTCTGGATACAGTATCAGCATCTGATATAGCTTTTTGACTGGGATTCCCTCTTCAACATTCACATCATAGTCATCACAGAAGGTATACGCTCCCTGGTTTCCAATTGACTTTAGTATCTCTTTTCGTTCTTCTTTTGGCATGTCCGGATAACATAATTTTGGAATTACAGGGACTAATAACTCTCCGGTTACTTGAATAGCTTCTTTGAGCGCATCAAGATACTCTTCGTCTGTATTCTCGCTATCCAGTTCTGTATAATATCTGGCACAATAAGTACAGAATTCAGATAATCCCCACATATAGTTATATCGAAGCTTGTTGAGTATGATTTTACTTGGATTCACTGTAAAAATATCCACAATGTACTCTGGCGGAATGACACCATCGTAATTGTATTCATCAGATACATTTCCCTGGTCGATTAACTCCATTTTGTCTTCGTCTGGGACTACAACTTTAATTACCGTATTTGTCCCAAGCATGATTGACCAGGCATCAATACTGCTTTCGGAACACAAACAAAGTCTTTCTTCTTTGTCTCCGATTGACTTTGACCGTTTTCCAAGCATTGGTTTCAATCCTTCTTTCTGGATCGTGCTAACAAATTCTGGCTGTGTCAAATGATAATAGTAATTCATTTCGTTTCCTCCTTTTTCGTATGCAGTATGTTTTGTTATTCTAAATATGGAACTAAGATGTGCATACGAATGAACGGAAACAAAACAAATCAAAACAAAAAGAGCTACCGTATTGGTAACTCCCTTTGTTTTTAGTTAGTTAAGATCCACTGTATATGCAATTGGATACCAGTTCCATCCAGGTCTAACTTTTGAACAATAATAGTTCATAAGTGTTTCTGGTGTACGTCCTAACTTTCCATAGTCTTCCGATTCACACAAAACAGAATGAGTTTCCATGATTTCGTTCATAACCTGACAGATATGAACATAAACGTCATCTGTAGCAACAATAATAATCGGTGTTGTTTCATCCCCTTCATCAAATTGGAAATTAAGATTAATTGGTATAATATTCATTTCGTTTCCTCCTTTTTCGTATGCAATATATTTTTGTTATTCTAAATATGGGACTAAGACGTGCATACGAATGAACGGAAACAAAACGAATCAAAACAAAAAGAGCTACCATGTTGGTAACTCTCTTCGTTTTCAGTTATTTTGTTACACTTTCCGGAATCTCAATGTGTTCCATCGCTTCAATAACTCTCTTGTTGTACAGCCAGTTTGTCCACGGATTTTTGAGTCCATTTTGTGCGTTTTCTACTTTTTCGTTCCATTCGTTCACGCACTCAATGATTATTTCTTTCTCTTCATAAGCTGGATTCTCTTCCAGCAAACAAACACTTGCAGACAACAATGCGTATTCCTTATTATTGTTTGCAATATCCGAATCCGCACTATTATGCTGATTCCAGATCGACTCAAACATTAATGTAAGCCAAATGAAACCCAATACTAAAAACAGACTACCGAAGAAAACACCTGCATTCTTCTTCTTTGTTTTCCTCTTTTGGATAACGCTGATTGCAATGATAGCGATTCCGATAACAATAAATACGATTCCCATTAATACCATTAACATAATTTGTTTCCTCCTTTTTCGTATGCGGGTTGTTTTGTTATCCTAAATATGGAACTAAGACGTGCATACAAATGAACGGAAACAAAGCAAAACAAAAAGAGCTACCATATTGGCAACTCTCCTCGTTTTTCGATTATTTAATCATGTTTTCCGGAATCTCAATGTATTCCATCGCATCAATAACTCTCTTGCTGTACAACCAGTTTGTCCACGGACTTTTAAGATATCGTCTCCCGTTATCTACTTTTTCGTTCCATTTGTTGATGCTTTCAATGATTGCATCTTTTTCTTCATAGTTCGGATTCGTTTCTAACAAACAGACACTTGCAGATAATAATACGTATTCATTGTTATTGTTTGCAATATCAGAATCCGCACAGCTATGTGCTTCTAATATTATCAAAGCCATCGTCATTACCCATGTGATTCCAACTACCAAAGCAAAGCTACCTACACACAAAGCACCCATTTTGTTTTTCTTCGCTGTTTTATTTTGGATAACTCCGATCCAGATGACAACAAATCCTACAACAACAAACATAATTCCTAATAATGTAAATAACATTTTCGTTTCCTCCTTTTCGTATGTAATATGTTTTGTTATCCTAAATATGGAACTAAGATGTGCATACGAATGAACGAAAACAAAACAAAAAGAGCTACCGTGTCAGTAACTCTTCTCGTTTTCGGTTATTTAATCAGGTCTTCCGGAATCTCAATGTATTCCATTGAGTCGACTATATTCTTGTTCCATAACCAGCTGGTCCACGGATCTTTGAGATACTTTCTTCCGTTGTCTACTTTTTCGTTCCAGTTGTTCACACTTTCGATGATTGTATCCTTTGCTTCATCATCCGGATTCGATTCTAGCAAACGAATATTCGCACACAACATTACGTATTCTTTCTGATTGTTTGCTATCTCCGAATCCTCTTTCATACGCTGCAATCCAATGACCTCGAATACAAATGCCATCCATGCAAATCCAACCGACAGAAATACAATTCCAAGGTATTTGCCTACTTTCTTGAATTTTGGAACCTTAATACAGAGCCAGATGATAATAATTCCAATAACTATTAATACAATTCCAGTCAATGTAATCAACATAATTTGTTTCCTCCTTTTTTTGTATGCGGGTTGTTTTGTTATCCTAAATATGGACGAAATAAGGGCATACTAAAGATGGGAAACAAAACAATACCAGCTCAAAACAAAACAATCTGTCTTCAAAATAGACAAAACCATAAGTATATCTTATAATGATATATATCAGCGATAACAAATACGAATACAACGGAGGAATTTGAAGTATGGGAAACTATTATGATACGAAATGTTTAGACTGTGGGTATGAGTTTCATGCAGTATACGGTCGATCTGGCAGCAGTCAGAAAGAAAATAAAGTTGTGAAGTCAATAGAAGACGGTAATAGAACCGATGAACTCGCACTTGTGTACAAAACAATGGAACGCCCACGAATTGAAGTAAATTCGGTCCCGTTCTTTTGCAAACACTGTCGGAAACTCTTTAATTATGACGTGACTCTTATTTGCGGAAAATATGGGACCTACGAGGAAAAGGTCGCACATTGTCCTGATTGTAATGAGATTTCATATCTGCCGATCCCGCAAACAGTCTTCATGAAACAAGAAAGGAAATCCTGCTGTCCGTGTCCGAAATGCAACGGATCCGGATTTGTGGTTATAAAGTCTGGGATCTGTGATTAACGGACACAAAAAGAGCATTTTCCGTAAAGAAAAAGAACCCGTACACAAATCTGTGTATAGGTTCCTTTTCTGTCTGTTACTCTACTTTGATTCCGGTGCAATCGTAGAAAATCTCAGGATCGAAGTTCGGAATCGCTTTAATGGTATCCTTATCCGTATTCGAAAGATTATCCCACCAATACTGTGCACTTTCGGATTCATCGAGCTCTTTAAGATAACCACCTGTTGTTTTGTAGGTTGGATGTGCGCATTTCTCTTCATCCGTCATATTACACTCATATACCTATTCAACAATATCCTTTGGTATCTGATCCAACAAATGATTCGCCTCTGAATCTAACCAATCGTAATAAGTCATATTTGACGGCTTATTAAACAACATAATCTTCTGTTCTTCTGTATTGAAACAGCCGGTATTAAAAGATGATTTGTTCCAGTCCCCGGTATTCCTGCTTCCGGTATTCCTTTTTCCGGTGTTCCAGTCTCCGCTATTACTATCTCCTGTATTTCTATTTCCGGTACTACAGTCTCCGGTATTCCAATTTCCTGTGTTGAAATCTCCAGTGTTGCTGCATCCCATATTACATGTTCCGGTATTCCAGTCACCTTCGTTCCAGTCACCGGCGTTTCTGTTTCCACTATTACAGTTTCCTGTATTATAATTTCCAGAATTCCAGCTTCCGGTATTGCCTAATCCTGTGTTTTCTTTTCCAATATTGACGATTTCTAAGACTTCCATCCAAGGAATCTCGCGTACAATCTGGATTTTGTTTGTGCAAAACTTGTTACCATCTGTATCTAATTCTCCAAGTGCAATTATTTCTGCAACTTTGTTTTTTGGGTTAAAATCGTAATAGTTAAAACAGTCAATAGCTTCTTTGCAAAAATGAAATCCTTTATCACAGCATCTCGGTTTAACATTTTTTTCAAATATTTTTCCAACCTCATACTGAAAATCTCTACAGGTCCAGTCTGGATTAAACACCTTGTATCCATGTATTGGCTCACTATTTGTTACATTATTACTCATTTCCAGTTCCTCCTTTTTCGTATGCGTTTGTTTTTGTTATCCTAAATATGGTATTGAACATTCGCATACAAAAAGAGCCAACCCGAAGGTTGACTCTCATTGTTTTTGTTAACACTCTTTTGTTTCGAGTAATTCGAGTTGCCTTGCTACGTCCATCCATCCATGCGAGCATCCAGTGAAGTCTGAGATGTAATCCTCCATATTTGTCTCGTCATACATTTCAAAGCTAAATTTGAAACTACGGATCTCGTCATCAGAATAGATGTCAGTACCATCATACATATCTTTGAAAATAACACTTAATAGAGTAGTTTCAGCAAATGTACGCTCGATACTGTCTTTGTCTGTTCCGTATCCGTATTTCTTCCAGATATCATCGAAAGCACGTCCGGCACCTATTTTTACTTTGACAACCAATCCGTATTCGCTCTTTTTGTTTCGTTTCATATACAGGTTAAAAAATTCGATATCTTCCTGTAACGCAAACAATTTCTTATAATACTCCTCCGTTGTCATGCCTGACTTCTTAATAAGCTGTCTCAGTTCGTTAGTTGATAATCTGTTCATTTCGGTTTCTCCTTTTCGTATGCGTTTGTTTTTGTTATCCTAAATATGGAATCGAACGTTCGCATACAAAAAGAGCCAACCCGAAGGTTGACTCTCATTGTTTTTGTTTACAGACTTAATCCAGACTAGATCTCAGTTACCAGTTTGATAACAGGACCTCTGTCTGTTTCTCTGTATGAGAATCCGACTACGTTCTGCTTCTCATCACCGAAGTAATAAGTTGCAGTTTTAGTCTCTTCGTCATACTCCTTGCCGCAGTAAACTGTGTGACCTTCCAGAGCGGCGACGATCTTCGGATCTTTTAAGATCTTCATACCGTATTTGTCTGCTCTTACAAAGATCTGGTCTTTGTCGAATACAGTTACAGAAGGAGCACTCTTTGTAGATCCACCAAGGTATACTTTCGCATCCATGGAGTTTACAAGGTAGGTTCCAACTTTTCTGCCGTCCATTGTGAACAGGCGAATTGTTGGCTGTTCCTCATCTGTAAGGTATCCGTCATCGTCGATTGTGTCTTTGGTTACAACAACTAAATCTTTACGACCTGCCTGCTCTACCATGCGGACACTTTCGATAGGAACCGCAAATCCGGAACCAGAGTTGCCGAACTCTTTGAGGTATGCATTGTAAGCATCTTCAGCATCATCGTCATCCTCATCAAGATCTTCCTCGTAGCAGAAATCCTCATAGTCCATAACCTCGCCGTTATCTCCGAAGAATGATACGCCTCTTACGGTTGTATCTTCTCCAGTACCGGTTGCCATGATCTGGATGAGATCGCTGGTGCAGATCTCTTTGACATCTGTTACCTTGCCATCCTTATCTTTGATCTCAACTGGTGTGATCACCGTTTCGATAAAGTAAGTACGGTCATCGATAACAACCGCCTTTGTGTTGGCTGGGACTGTGAATCCGGCATCCTTGAATGTTCCAACGAAGTCCGGATCGGCAGAAAACTGAGCATTGAAGGTATAAACCTCAAGTTCCTCATCTTTTGGCTCTCCAACTCCAAGGATTACCAATCCAGGAACCGCACCAAGTACCTTCTGAGCTTTAATGCTGCCAAGAGATACTGTTGGTCCGTTGTCGATCACCAAATCCCCGTCTACGATTGTTGCGTCTGCTGTCGGTTTCGGGTTCGGATTGTATTTAAAGTGTGCAAACATTGTGTTAATGCCGCTTAATACAATCTCGTTGGAATCCGTAGTACCGTCCTCAAGGATCTTTGCGACCTTGATAGCACCTGACTCAGCATCGTATTCTGTAATACGATATAAGCTGTCATCGTTGCTCATTGCCACTTCAATTCCTACTACCTCACGTCCTGCTGTTGCTGCCTGTTTTACGATTTCCATAAGTTTCATAATGTTTTCCTCCGTTTTGGGTAAGATATTTTATGATTGTAACAACGCATGTTTCATATTCTACACAGACCGTCCACCCAGATGTTCACGCCTCATTAGGTCGCTAGTGACTCGGTGTCCTTTCATTGTCGTCTTCTTTTCCTGTGCTCCATGAATCATTGCATTTGTTTACATTCCTAAATATGGTATGGACGGATGCAAACTAAAACGAAAAAGGATTTACCGTTTGAACAATCATAAAGAACTGAATCTCATGGAATTCTATTATCTGGACAAAAAAAAGAGACAACCATAACGGTTATCTCTTTAATGTGTTTTAAAGTTCATATTCAACTGCATCCTGTCTGTCCATAAAGAAATGAATACCAGGTGCACATTCATCCCATCGATTATCATCAAAATCAAATACTTCTGCAATTTCTCCAACGCGGTAAACAAAACGAGAATCAAAATCCGATTCTATTTCTTGTAATCCGCTATCAGACCCGTCTATATTCTCTATGGATAATACCAAAGCTTTACTACACCTGCATTTCTTTGTTGTTGCAGACGATCGCTTCGCATCTCCACAAATCTGAAGCTTTACGATATATTCGTAGCCTGCTTTCTTATAACCAATAAATGAGCCTGTTTCTGGACATGCAATCGGATAATCGATTTTTGTGTTTGCGTTGATCTTTGCATAGCTTATATTTGCATTTTTAAGATTTACTCCGAATAGATTCGCATCTTTAAGATTCGCTCTGAATAGATTCGCCTCTCTAAGGTTCGCATTTCTAAGATCCGCATTGCTAAGATTTGCCTCTCTAAAATCCGCATCTCTAAGATTCGCACTGCTAAGCTTTGCTTCGTGCAGATTCGCATTTCTAAGATTCAAGCCGCTTAGATTCCTATATGATAAATCGGCTTTCATGGTTTCCCATCCGTCAATATCCTCATTGAGATAATGCTGATGCTTCTCGATGATCTTGTTTAATTGTTCCTGTGTCATATTTCGTTTCCTCCTTTTTTTTCGTATGCTTATGTTTTATTATCTTAAATATGGACTGAAACAATTACATACAAAACAAACCGGAAACAAAAAGAGACAACCATAATGGTTATCTCTTTAATGTGTTTTTAATATGCAACTGCATCCTGTCTGTCTGTAAAGAAATGAATACCAGGTGCACACTCATGCCATCGATTATCATCAAAGTCAAGGACTTCGACGATTTCTCCAATGCGGTAAATAAAACAATGATCAAAATCCGATGCTATTTTCTGTAGTCCGCTATCAGACCCGTCAATATTTTCGATCGCCAATACCAATGCTTTACTACACCTGCATTTCTTTGTTGTTGCAGATGATCGTCTTGCATTTTTACAAATCTGAAGCTTTACGATATATCCGTAGCTTGCTTTCTTATAACCAATAAATGAGCCAGTTTCTGGGCATGCAATCGGATAATCGATTTTTGTGTCTTCACTGATATAAGCTCCTGACAAATCCGCATTGCTAAGATTTGCTTCTCTAAGATCCGCATTTCTGAGATTCGCTCTGTACAAATTCGCCTCACTAAGATCAGCATTTCCAAGATCCGCATTGTTAAGGTCTGCCTTGCTAAGGTCCGCATTGCTAAGATTTGCTTCTCTAAGATCCGTATTGCTAAGATTTGCATCTATAAGATCCGCTTCTCTAAGATCCGCATATGCAAGATCCGCATTTCTAAGAGCCGCCTTTCTAAGATCCGCATTGCTAAGATTTGCCTTTCTAAAATCCGCATTTCTAAGATCCGCATTTCTAAGATTTGCATTTCTAAGAGCCGCTTTTCTAAGATCTGCCTTTCTAAGATTTGCCTTTCTAAGATCCGCACTGCGAAGATTCGCATTTCTAAGATTTACTCTGTACAGATTCGCATTTCTAAGATCCAAGCCACTCAGATTCTTATATGATAAATCTGCTCTCATGGATTCCCATCCATTAATATCCTTATTGAGATAATGCTGATGTCTTTCGATGATCTTGTTTAATTGTTCCTGTGTCATATTTTGTTTCCTCCTTTTTCATATGCTTTTAATTTGTTATCCTAAATATGGACTGAAGCAATTACATACAAAACAAACCGGAAACTAAAAGAGACAACCATAACGGTCATCTCTTTAATTTACTTTTAATATTCAACTGCATCCTGTCTGTCTGTAAAGAAATGAATACCAGGTGCACACTCATTCCATCGATTATCATCAAAGTCAAGGACTTCGACGATTTCTCCAATGCGATAAACAAAACAATGATCAAAACCCGATTCTATTTCCTGTAATCCGCTATCAGATCCGTCTATATTCTCGATAGCCAAGACCAAAGCTTTACTACACCTGCATTTCTTTGTTGTTGCAGATGATCGTTTTGCGTCTTCACAGATCTGAATCTTTACGATCTTTTCACAGCCTGCTTTCTTATAACCAATGAATGAACCAGTTTCTGGACATGCGATCGGATAATCGATTTTTGTATTTTCACTGATCTCTGCATTGATTATATTTGCATTTTTAAGATTTACTCCGAATAGATTCGCATCTTTAAGATTCGCTCTGAATAGATTCGCCTCTCTAAGATCCGCATTTCTGAGATCCACTCCGTTAAGATTTGCATAACAACAAAACGCTCCGTACATATTCGCATAACAACAAAACGCTCTGTACAAATTCGCATTTCTAAGATCCGCTTCTCTAAGATCCGCATATGCAAGATCCGCATTGATAAGATTTGCATTTCTAAAATCCGCCTTTCTAAGATCCGCATTTCTAAGATCCGCATTGATAAGATCCGCATTGATAAGATTTGCCTTTCTAAGATCCGCCTTTCTAAGATTTGCCTTTCTAAGATCCGCACTGTAAAGATTCGCATTGCTAAGATTTACTCTGTACAGATTCGCATTTCTAAGATCCAAGCCACTCAGATTCTTATATGATAAATCTGCTCTCATGGATTCCCATCCATCGATATCCTCATTGAGATAATGCTGATGGTTCTCTATGATCTTGTTTAATTCATTTTGTGTCATATTTTGTTTCCTCCTTTTTGTATGCTTTTAATTTGTTATCCTAAATATGGACTGAAGTAATTACATACAAAACAAACCGGAAACAAAAAGAGACAACCACGACGGTTACCTCTTTGATATGTTTTTTTTAATATTCAACTGCATTTTGTCTATCCATAAAGAAATGAATACCAGGTGAGCATTCTCTCCATCGATTGTTATCAAAGTCAGGTACTTCTGCGATTTTTCCAACTCGATAAATAAACGATGGATCATATATCGATGCTATCCCCTTTAATCCACTATCAGATCCGTCTATATTTTCGATAGCCAAGACCAAAGCTTTACTACACCTGCATTTCTTTGTTGTTGCAGATGATCGTTTTGCGTCTTCACAAATCTGAAGCTTTACTATCTTTCTAAAGACTGCTTTTTTATAACCAATGAATGAACCAGTTTTCGGGCATGCAATCGGGTAATCGATTTTTGTGTCTTCATTGATCACTGCACAGACTGTATTTGTATTTTTAAGATTTGTCCCTAATAAATTCGCTTCTTTAAGATCCGCTTCGTACATATCTGCCTCACTAAGATCCGCTTCGTACATATCTGCCTCACTAAGATCCGCCTTTCTAAGATCCGCCTTTCTAAGATTCGCATATCTAAGACACGCATTATTAAGATCCGCATCTATAAGATCCGCATTGTTAAGATCCGCTTCTATAAGATTTGCTCCGTACAAATTCGCCTCTCTAAGATTTGCATTGTTAAGATTCGCATTTCTAAGGTTTGAATTGCTAAGACTCGCATTGCTAAGATCCGCCTCTATAAGATTCGCATTTCTGAGATCCAAGCCGCTCAGATTCTTATCTGATAAATCGGCTTTCATGGATTCCCACCCATCGATATCCTTATTAAGATAATGCTGATGATTCTCGATGATCTTGTTTAATTGTTCCTGTGTCATATTTCGTTTCCTCCTTTGTCGTATGCTTTTAATTTATTATCCTAAATATGGGTTTTGCGAATAGCATACAAAATGCCGGAAACAAAAGAGACTAACTTAATAGTCAGTCTCTTCTATTTGTTTACGGATTTCTTTTTTCAGACCTCTCTGTCTGACATGTTCGCAAAGTTCTTCGTACACGCCATTACGTTTTAATTCTTTTGCGAACCGTTAAATGAACCTTTTAAAAGACAAAGTATAAGCCAAATACCAATGGCAGTTGACCACTTAAATGTCAGTCCAAAACACATTGTAATCAGCTTAACAATCCCACAAGTTACAATCAAACTTAATCCGCAACAACCAACAAAAATCAATATTATAACGATTGCTGCTGCTAATTTGCTCACTATTAATTTACTTCTTTTACTCATATTTTGTTCCTCCTCGATTAATCATTAATAGATTTACTCTAAATATGTGCTATATATATACAAGAAATAACAAATGTTCTGTAAATATGTCAGAGTTCTTGAAACCTATACAAAAAAAGACCAAGCATTAAAGCCTGGTCTCTCTGTTTTCTAATCTGCTAGAATCTTATCATATGGAATATGATATCGATTCGTATAATCCTCTGTTTCCGGATTAGCAAACACATACAGATCGATATCCTTATTATCCGGTTCCTGGTTTGCAATCTCTGCCAGTTCTCCAGACTTAACTTCCGCCAGTGCGAGGTCAATCAGATCACCGTCTTTTTCGTACATAAGTCCGATCTGCTTTGTTCCGTAATCAGATTCGCCGTTTGCAAGAACAAGTTTTCCACCGTTTACTGGCACTCTCACCACGACACTCAGATCGTCACCAAGTAACAGTTCCGGAGCCTGTAATGTATCCTCTTCGTCTTCACTACAAGCGGTAAAAGCACATGCGTCGTCCAGTCTTTCCATAGCCTCATCCAGGTCCGTCAATTCGTATGCCTGAATCTCATCGAGTACATCGAAAAGGACATCTCCTGATGTTTCCGCTAGTTCGCTTTCTAGCTTTTCGCATACTTGTCTGGTCAATTCTGCCAGATTCATAGCCAGTTTTAAATGTTCTCTGATTGCTTCCTTTGTCATAAAGTTTCCTCCTTTTTTTTGTATGATTTTAATTTGTTATCCTAAATATGGACTGAAACAATCGCATACAAAACAAACCGGAAATAAAAAGAAAGAGACAACCACAACGGTTATCTCTTTGATGTGTTTTTAAAATTCATAATCGACTGCATCCTGTCGATCCATAAAGAAATGAATACCAGGTGCACATTCGTACCATCGATTGTCATCAAAATCAGGTTCTTCTGCGATTTCTCCAACTCGATACACAAACGATGGATCATATATCGATTCTATTTCCTGTAATCCACTATCAGATTCATCAATGTTTTCGATTGCTAAGACCAAAGCTTTACTACACCTGCATTTCTTTGTTGTTGCAGATGATCGTTTTGCGTCTTCGCAGATCTGAAGTTTTACGATGTATCCATAATATGCTTTCTTATATCCGATAAACGAACCTGTTTCCGGGCAAGCAATCGGATAATCGATTTTTGTTCCCAAAAGATTCGCTTCTCTAAAAAATGCACCATTCAGATTTGCATGACGTAGATCTGCATAACTAAGATCCGTTTTATATAGATATGTATAATTAAGATCTGCATTTCTAAGATTCGCGTTTCTAAGATTCGTTTTGTATAGATTCACCGATTTAAGATTCACATTTTTAAGATCCAAGCCGCTTAGGTTCTTACATGATAAATCGGCTCTCATGTTTTCCCATCCATCGATGTCCTTATTGAGATAATGCTGATGACTCTCGATAATCTCGTTTAATTGTTCCTGTGTCATACTTCGTTTCCTCCTTTTTTTTTGTATGTTTTTAATTTGTTACCCTAAATATGGTCTGATGTAATCGCATACAAAACAAACCAGAAACAAAAAGAGACAACCATAACGGTTATCTCTTTGATGTGTTTTTTAATATTCAACGGCATCCTGTCGATCCATGAAGAAATGAATACCAGGTGCGCATTCATTCCATCGATCGTTATCAAAATCAGGGACTTCTGCAATTTCTCCAACGCGATAAATAAAGCAAGGATCATAACGCGATTCTATTTCCTGTAATCTGCTATCAAATCCGTCCATATTTTCGATCGCCAAGACCAATGCTTTACTACACCTGCATTTCTTTGTTGTTGCAGATGATCGCTTCGCATCTTCACAAATCTGAAGCTTTACGATCTTTTTACAGATTGCTTTCTTATAACCAATGAATGAACCAGTTTCCGGACATGCGATCGGGCAATCGATTTTTGTGTCTTCACTGAGATCGGTTCCAGACAGGTATGCATTTCTAAGATTTGCCTCTCTAAGATCCGCCTTTCTGAGATCTGCTCCTGATAAATTCGCATCTCTAAGATCCGCGCTTCTAAGATCCACTCCGTACATATTTGTATAACAACAAAATGCGCTGTACATATTCGCATCTCTAAGGTACGCATTGCTAAGATCTACTCTGCCCAGATTTGTATAAAGACAACACGCTCTGTACAAATTCGCTTCTCTAAGCTCCGCATTTCTAAGATCCGCATACGCAAGATCCGCCTTTCTAAGATCCGCCTTTCTAAGATCAGAATCTCTAAGATCCGCCTTTCTAAGATCCGCATATGTAAGATCCGCCTTTCTAAGATTCGCATCTCTAAGATACGCCTTTCTAAGATCCGCATTGCTAAGGTTCGCATTGCTAAGATCCAAGCCGCTCAGATTCTTATATGATAAATCGGCTTTCATGGATTCCCATCCATCGATATCCTCATTGAGATAATGCTGATGCTTCTCGATGATCTTGTTTAATTGTTCCTGTGTCATATTTCGTTTCCTCCTTTTTTTTTCGTATGCTTATGTTTTGTTATCTTAAATATGGACTGAAACAATCGCATACAAAACAAACCGGAAACAAAAAAAAGAGACAACCACAACGGTTATCTCCTTTCCTCTTGTTTTAAAATTCATATTCAACTGCATTTTGTCGATCCATGAAGAAATGAATTCCAGGAGCGCATTCATTCCATCGATTATCATCAAAATCAGGTACTTCTACGATTTTTCCAACGCGATATACAAACGACGGATTATATATCGACTCTATTTCTTGTAATACGCTATCAGATCCGTATATATTTTCGATTGCCAAGACTAAAGCTTTACTACACCTACATTTCTTTGTTGTTGCAGATGATCGTTTTGCGTCTTTGCAGATCTGAAGCTTTACAATATATTCACAGACTGCTTTCTTATAACCAATGAATGAACCCGTTTCCGGACATGCAATCGGGTAATCGATTTTTGTATCTTCACTGATTTCTACATAGATTATATTTGCGTTTTTAAGATTTACTCCAAATAGATTCGTATCTCTAAGATTCGCTCCGTACATATCTGCATAACTAAGATCCGCATTTCTGAGATCCGCTCCGCACAAATTTGTATAATAACAAAACGCTCTGTACAAATTCGCCTCTCTAAGATCTGCATTGTTAAGAGCCGAATTGTTAAGATCCGCATAGCTAAGATTTGCTCCGTACAAATTCGCCTCTCTAAGATTTACATTGTTAAGATTCACCTTTCTAAGATTCGCTTCTTTAAGATCCGCATTTCTAAGATCTGCATATGCAAGATTCGCGTTGATAAGATTCGCATCTTTAAGATCCGCATTTCTAAGATCTGCATATGCAAGATCCGCATGGATAAGATTCGCTTCTCTAAGATTCGACTCTTTAAGATCCAATCCGTTCAGATTCTTATATGATAAATCTGCTTTCATGTTTTCCCATCCATTAATATCCTTATTGAGATAATGCTGATGGTTCTCGATGATCTTGTTTAATTGTTCCTGTGTCATACTTTGTTTCCTCCTTTTTCGTATGCTTATGTTTTGTTATCCTAAATATGGACTGAAGCAATTACATACAAAACAAACCGGAAACTAAAAGAGACAACCATAACGGTTATCTCTTTGATGTGTTTTTTTTTAATATTCAACTGCATTTTGTCTATCCATAAAGAAATGAATACCTGGTGCACATTCGTTCCATCGATTATCATCAAAATCAGGGACTTCTACGATTTCACCAATGCGGTAAATAAAACAAGGATCAAATTCCGAGTCTATTTCCTGTAACCCACTATCAGATCCGTCTATGTTCTCGATAGCCAATACCAATGCTTTACTACACCTGCATTTCTTTGTTGTTGCAGATGATCGTTTCGCATCTTCACAGATCTGAAGCTTTACAATATATCTATAGCATGCTTTTTTATAACCAATGAATGAGCCAGTTTCCGGGCATGTAATCGGGTAATCGATTTTTGCATTTTCACTGAGATCGGTTCCGGACAGGTATGCATTTCTAAGATTTGCCTCTCTAAGATCCGCCTTTCTGAGATCTGCTCTTAATAGATTCGCTTCTCTAAGATCCGCGCCTCTAAGATCCACTCCGTACAGATTTGTATAACAACAAAACGCACTGTACAAATCCGCATCTCTAAGGTACGCATTGCTAAGATCTACTCTGCACAAATTTGTATGCAAACAAAACGCTCTGTACAAATTTGCTTCGCTAAGATCTGCACCTCTAAGATCCGCTCTACTAAGATCCGCCTTTCTAAGATCTGCCTTTCTAAGATCTGCCTTTTTAAGATCCGCCTTTTTAAGATCCGCCTTTCTAAGATCCGCATATGCAAGATCCGCATTGTTAAGATTCGCATCTCCAAGATTCGCATTGCTAAGATTCGCATTTCTAAAATTCGCCTCTCTAAGATTCGCATTTTTAAGATTCAAGCCGCTCAAATTCTTATCTGATAAATCGGCTCTCATGGATTCCCATCCATCGATATCCTTATTGAGATAATGCTGATGGTTCTCGATGATCTTGTTTAATTCATTTTGTGTCATATTTTCGTTTCCTCCTTTTTCGTATGCGTTTAATTTGTTATCCTAAATATGTGATAAGATGTTCGCATACAAAATGATTGGAAACAAAAGGAAAAGAAACAACCACGATGGTCATCTCTTTGGCTTTTTTTTCACTTATAAACAGAAACAAAATCAAACGGAAACAAACCTTATGTATTCATTCCATGTCCGCTCCAACCGCAGAGATATTGTTAATTCCGTTTTTGATTAATTTCTCAACAATTTTGATACGTTTATCTTTGTACACTCTAAACGATTTATTCTCTACTAATGTATACAAATCTGCTCTCTGGTCTGAAAAGTATCTTTCGTTTTTGTCTAAAACTTCATTCGTAAACAAAATATTCATGGAATCATTCTCTTTTACTAGTTTTCTTAACGCATTAAAAACATCATGAATACCAGAGAAATACGCTTCTTTTGTTTTCTCTTCGTTCGTATTCAACTGACATCTCAACAAATAAAACAGATATACGGCATACATTATATACGGATTATAAAACGGTAATACAATATCGCTGTTGTTTCCACAACGAAAAACACGTAAGATCATGCCGTTTTGATACACGGTATTCTGTTCTAATATATCTTGATCCAACATTTGTAACAAAGAACCTGTCAACATTTCCTGATTTTGTTGAGAGACCCTGTTTTCCATTTGTTCTATCGTTACAAAATTATCCGTATTCTTCTCTCGTTTCATTTCAATTACCTGTTGATACAGCAATTCATAAACTTCTTCAAACGTATTCAAACTCACATTGTTATTCTTTTCTTGTGTCCACGTGGAAATATTTCCTATTTTGTTTACCTGTTCGATTCGTGATTCAAAATCAATTTGTTTCCATGTGAACATCATTTTAATCGTATCTAAGAACACCGGATTCAAATTGTTTTGTAATAAATCCAGTTTTATCTCTGATGTATTGAAATATATTTTTAGTTTCGATTCAAATAGAATCCAAGTATAAAGATTCGTAAAACATTCGATTAAATTTAAAAGCAACACATATGATATACGTTCAGTTGTATTTTCTAACCATTTCCCAATCTCAGTATCTGCGTATAGTTTTCTGCAGATATTAACTGCATTTTCGTATCTAATTGAATTCACAACCACAAATGGGGTAAACAGTACAGCTATGTTGCCATCTTTTAACTCTTCGTAACGGCATTTGATGATCAACGATTTCATAAATGAACCTGTTTTGTTATACCAATTCGAGTTCATGTATTGAAAAAAACCACAGGAAATCTTCTTTGTCTCTGTATACGATTCCTTATTGTCATCCATATAATACGAATTATCTGTATATTTCCACTCTCCAGAAAATCTCTGTAATTCTGTAAACGTTTCTTTCGTAACAATACTATATTGATGATTTTCTTCCGTTTCTGACTGATTGCTCTCATAATCCGAATCTGAAATCAGAAGCAAATTCGTTGTAGGTAGACTGTCGAAAATCTTTATTGAAATGTTTCCAATCATAACTATTCTCTCTTTCTGTATGCATTATTTTAAATATGTGTCGAGACGAAACAAAGAAACATTGCAAGAATCTAATGCGCGACACAATATGTTGTGATATAATACTGTTAGCGAGAAACAACATAACACATATTTATGTTAGGATAATATATACATACGAATAAAAGGAGAGCTAAATGCTTATCCCTGTTTATGTACAAAAATTACAGGGATAAGTCAGTGGCGGACTTTTCTCTGTTTATATAGATTAATATACAAAAGAATGGAGAAAACCATATGACAATTTCAAAAGAGATGCTGGAAAAGATCGCATTACTCAGACCGATTGATGACGTTCTTTTTGCACAGCTCGTAGTAGATATCAGAACATGTCAAGAAATGCTTCAAAAAGTCATGAAAGATTCAAATCTTGTGGTTCTGACTGTTATTCCTCAAAATGTTGTACGAAATATCTGGGGACGTTCTGTTATCCTTGATGCTTTGTGTCGATTAGGCGATGGAACGACTTGTTGTATCGAAGTTCAAAGATCAGATAACGATAACCATGTACGCAGATCTGTTTTTAATGCAGCGAGTGTTATTGTTAAAGATTCAGAAACAGGAACTGATTTTAGTGATATTAAAGATATATATGTCGTATATATATCAGAATTCGATTTTCTCAAGGGGAATAAAACAATTTACCATATTGATAGTATAATCAGAGAAACCGGAGATATTATTAATACAGGGATGCATTTTGTATTCGTTAATACTGAAATAGATGATGGAAGCGATATCGCAGAACTAATGTCTTGTTTCTTACAGAGGCGAATACATAATACAAAGTTTCCAGAACTTTCTAAACGTATGACATATCTTAAAGAAACAAAAGGAGGACAAACCTATATGTGCGAAGTATTAAAAGAAATGTTAGATGAAAGCGAAATTAAATCAGCTATCAAAGCTGCGCGTCTTCTTAATGCATCTGATGATCGAATTATCGATATGTTAGAAACAGGGTATCATTTAACCAGAAAAGACGCGACTTATCAGTTAGACTTATATAAATCTGATAATTCGGTATCAATCAATTAACTAATTCATACGGTTAACGCCACAACCGTAAACAATATAAAACGCCGGGCATATTCTGTCTGGCGTTTTCTGATGTATCCTATATATATAACATCTGTTCAGGCAAACGCAAAAAAGACACCAGAAATTAAGTCCTAGTGTCTTCTGTTCGTATTTCAAATCAAGGACTCCAGAGGCTAAAGCTTCTGAGTGTGAGGACTTGATTGACAGTGACTGGTTATGCGAAGCTAAAGCTTCGCGGTTTGAACCAGGCACTACGATATCAAAGATCCCCAAAGTCGTCGCCATAATCGTCGCCATAATCTTCATCATAGTTTTCGTTTTCGATATCTGATTCGTTCTGTTCCATCTGTTTTTCCAAATCTTCACGAATAAACTCCATCTTGTCTGCTGAATATCTTGGGTCCGCATAAATAGAAATGTCAAGACCTGCTTCCAACCCAAGACAAATTTCACGCATCTGAAATGCATCATATTTCGGATCCGCATAAACTGATACATTTAGGTCTGCTTTCAACCCTTTGCGAATTGCATCCATTTGGTATTCGTTATAATCGAGGTCGGCATAAATTGATACATCGAACCCTTCTTCGAGTCCAGTTCGAATTGCACCCATCTGTCGTGAATTATACTTAGGGTCCGCATAAATTGAGACATCTAGTCCTGTTTCCAGTCCCTTTTTGATCTCTTCCATCTGGTCATAGTCATATTTCGGATCAGCATAAATTGAGACATCTATACCTTTTTCCAATCCATTTTCGATTACTCGCATCTGCGCGTCATTATACTTCCGATCCGCAAAAATTGTTACATCAACTCCGGCTTCTTCACCTTTTCTGATGATCTCTTTCTGAGCTGGATAGAAATCGTACTGACTTTTCTTTGATACATCTTCCAAGCGATGACGAATCAGACTCATCTGGATTATGCTACATTTCGGATCTGCATAGATTGAAACATCCACACCAGATTGTAATCCTTTTATAATCTCGTCCATCTGGTAATGACTGAATCCCCAATCCACTAACTGCATCAAAGTTGCATTTTTAACTGTTCTGCTGTGTAAACCATAATTGTTTCCTCCATATTCTTGTTTCTTTAAATATGGGACGAACATCAATAACCTACTCGAGCTTAGCTACCATTTTTGTAAACAAAAAGACAGATCCATGTTTATGAAACTGCCTTTTTGTTTTCGTCTTATGAAAGTTCGTTTTGTGTTAAATATGTGTGAAATCTTCTTAGGTTAACAATTCCGAGTTATAATAATAACGACAGAAATGTAATTATCCATAAGAAACCAACTGCGAGCGAAATAAATATAAAAGGTATATCTTCAACTCCACATCCAGCATATAAATCATGACACGATATGATTCCTATAATTTCCATAACGATTGCAAATATAAACAAATCTTTGTCTGCTATTACAGCTGCCATACCATTTATCCATACGTTTAACAATGAATTCATAATACATTTACTCCTTATCTAACTGATCTGCACGCCTATAATTGAACATTAGTAGTTCAATTATCTTGAGTAGACGGCAGGTTTCAGTACAGGATGACGTCACTTGAGGTTTGAAATACCAGGACATCGGGATCTTCATTGAAGTTTCCCGGTGTCTTTTTTTTATGGTATTCAAAGCTTTCTGTTGTAGTCTCTCCGTTGCAGAAACGTTCAAGACATCCCTACAGTGTAGGTTTCACAGGAGTTTTCGTCCTGCAGTCTTACGGTCTCAGTTGGAACCGTAAAGAGTTATTTCTGAACTCTTTAATACTAATAAAGCTCACATTTTGGAAAACTCGTCAGGAAATCACAAAATATTTCTAATTATTTTGTATACGAACGGAGTTTCCTCTGCACACCATAAGGTGGCAGCTTCCACTCCTTATTTTTATGTGACTTTGTTTTTATATCTAACAAGGCTCACAATCTGGGAAACTCGTCAGAAGCTTTGTATGATGTTGTATTTGTATTAGGATAACTAAGTTGGCATCTTCAACCATTCAATGACCGTGATGAAAACGTCATTCTACTCAAGATAAGAAAATATGACGAGTTTTCAAAATTGTGAGCCTTGTTAATAGTAGACAAGTAGATTGTCAATTACTTTGGGCTTAAAACATCGGTAAACTTAGATGTCAATGCCGATACTGTCTGTTCAGTCATGACAAAAAGACGGTACTATTCAGCAGAGTCCGGAGTAGTTGATTAGAAAAATACGAATAATATACAAGGAGGGTATGTATATGGATAATGTTAATATTCCACAACCAGTAATCGACATCTTAGAACTGCTGCATACAAAATCATCAAAAGCGTATCTTGTTGGTGGCTGCGTACGCGATATGTTTATGCATTTAGAGCCTCACGACTACGATATCTGTTCCGATCTCACTCCAGATGTTGCAATGAAAGTATTGTCTACAAAATATCCAGTTATTCCAAAAGGAATCGAATATGGAACAGTTGTTGCATTAGTAGACGGGACCGAGTACGAAGTAACAACATTCAGAGGTGAAACAGATTATTCAGATGGCAGACATCCGGATTCTGTTAAATTTGTTTCTAATATTGAATACGATCTTGCGAGACGCGACTTTACAATCAACGCAATGGCTTACGATGTATCTGAAGATAAGCTCATTGATCCGTTTGGAGGTCTTATGGATTTGGAAAACGGTATTTTGCGAGCTGTAGGTAATGCAAATGAACGGTTCCAAGAAGATGGGCTTCGAATTATGCGGGCTCTACGATTCGCGATTAAATATAATCTTACAATCGAGCCAGAAACAAAAGAAGCAATCATTCGGAACCGAAATATGTTGCAACAGGTATCAAAAGAACGAATTACAAGTGAATTTCAAAAGATTTTAACATGTGGACAACCGATTCGAAAGACATTTCTGGAGTTTACTCCTGTTATCGCAGCTGCTATTCCAGAAATCGAACCATGCATCGGTCTTGATCAGGAGAACCCATATCATAAACACGACGTATATGAACACATGATTGCGGTAACCGATTTGTGTGATACCGATTTGTTTGCGATTAAAATGGCTGCGTTATTACACGATATCGGAAAACCAACCACAAAAGCATATAATAGCAAGAAAGGTCATTATAGCTTTGATGGACATCCAGAAGTATCAGAACAAATTGCAGCCGAAGTATTAGCAAACGACTTCCGGTGTACTGCAAAAGAAACCGAACAGATTCGATTGCTTATAAAGTTTCATGACACCCAGATTACTCCAACAGAACCATGTGTGAAACGCTGGCTGAATCGATATGGAGTTGATTTCTTATCAGATTGGTTAATCTTGAAACAGGCAGATCGTGACGATCACGTATACCCAAATGGACCAGAGAACGTTTCATGGTATCCAAAAACAGAAGATATTAAACAGGTTATGAATACAGTTTTAGAACAACAATCCGCTTTTTCTCTAAAAGATCTCGCGATTAACGGAAACGATTTAATCAATCTTGGGTTAAAACCAGGACCTGAGTTTTCGGAATACCTGCAGTCGTGTTTGGATGCAGTGATTGACGGAGTGTGTGAAAACACGTATGAGTCCCTTCTGACGTTTTTGGAGGATTCCGTATTAAATATTGAGATAGATGATCTGGAACTCTGACGAGAGATAGTCTAACTGAAACCTGCCGCCTCTTGGCGTGCAGTCAGTTAGCACCTCATTGATGTCATGATTTATTTTTTTTCTTCACGCCGAGTACTGTTTTCTATGCATGTTGTATAACTCTTTGATCATTTCTCTTTTGGTGAACCCATTGAAAAAGAATAGACCAGGAAATTCCTGGTCTATTAGTTTTCTCGTTCTCGAAATCGCTTTCCTTTTGAATAGTGGAAGCCGTTATGGACCTCCACTTGGTTATCCTAAGTCTGCTTCTAACTCTGTCGCCTTTTCGATCTGCTTCTGGACATAGGCATCATCCGTATAGATAACAGGACTTTGTAACGAGATTGTCTCGATGCTGCTATAATTGGAAGCCATCTGTTTCCGGCGTCTCAATAGTTTAACAGCAACGGATTCTCTGCGCTCGAGCTCTTCGTCTGTTATCTGGTCTTCAAGTCTACTTGTTTCTGAACTTGCTTCTAACATACGAATCCCTCCTATTCTTGTTCAAATCCATCTCTCAGCCAATTTAATGTCGCTTCGTCAATAACAGCAAATACAACACGATCGAATACCCCATTGTATTCTTTCTGCAAAAGCTGACGGTACAGGTATCCAAGTATATATGGACTCTGTCCAAAAACACCGCATCCAAAAGCTCCGAGAATCAATGTTTTTGTTCCTCTATTGACAGCTTCATCAATAATGAAACAAATACGGTCGTATAATGCCTTTTCGTTTACGACCTTGCTTCCACCAGCTGATAAGTATGCAGATGCATTCGGTGCTGCACATGTAATGACGTCGCAATACTTTTCTTTTCCATCTCTGAAAAAGACAATACCTGGTGACCATAATGCACGATTACTATACAGAACCCCAACATAATTTAATGACTGTCTGTTCTCTTTGTAATAGAATTCATGGTTACTAATTACTGGATACAATGTGCTTTCTAGACATAATGCCTCCTCTTGTGCCATTGCTCCGTACAGAAAGCCTCCGCCCGGTGTTTCGTAATTTGCAAAATTCAAGATTGCTGTATCCTCTCCTGCATACTTCATTACCGCTGAAACGGAATCCATATGTTCGAATACAATATCTGTCTGCTTTGTACCCGTAACCCTTTTGGATCTCAGGTCATTGTTTTCGCAAATTGTTGTGTTAACAAAACTGTTTTCGATCTCTGTTGTGTATCTTTCATAGATATCATTTACGAGTGCACGTCTTTTTTCGTTTACCAATCTTCCTTCGTTTACCATATTTTTCCTCCTTGTATGGTGTTATTGTTATATGGTAAATATGGTACGCATGATCGCAACGCGTATACTTAACACCTCAAATGAACAACAGGAACATAAGAATAAGGATTACAACAACTCAAGATAAGAAAATATGACGAGTTTTCAAAATTGTGAGCCTTGTTAATAGTAGACAAATAAATATTTTTGTTCTAATTACACATATGGTATGATGTTTACAGAATTACATATCACATAGGGAGGAAATGTATATGTTCGGACAAAAGAAATACGAAGAAGAACGACAACGAAAAGAAGCCGAGAAGAAAGCAAAGAAACACAGATACCTATCGTGGTTTCTGGTATTTATTTGTGGAATCATGACAATCGCTTCAATACCAAGTTTTGCAATGGTCTTGTTTGTAGCAGTGACGATCTTGCTGCTTCCGATCTCAAAAGTTGATGATTTATGGAAGGATCTGCTTGGTAGCAAACCAAAATGGATTAAGGGTACATCATTGTTGGTTGCGTTCATTATCGCATGCTTGATAGCGCCGACTTCTAACACCAGTACCACAGAAGTCGCAAACATAGAACCGACCGAAGTTATCAGTATTGAATCAACCGAAACTGAAACGATAGAAATCATTAGTACGGAAAGAACGGAAGATACAGAAGAAGCTATAACCGAGACTGAAACTGAAATTGCAACAGAAGCAGAAACGGAGACTTCCACAGCCGAAAACAAGACGACAGCTTCTGAAACAGCAATCAAGGATCAGAAAACTACAACCAGCAAGAATACAACAAGCACTGCTATGTCAGTTTCGTTATCAGATATTCCGGCATACTCTGGCAGTCCTTATGTTGCAGTAAACAATAATGTGCCATTCTTTACCGATAACGAAATGAAGACAACTGCTTTTGAAAACTACAGCAGTCTTGATACTCTTGGTCGCTGCGGTGTAGCTTATGCTAATGTTTGTACCGAGATCATGCCAACGGAAGAAAGAGGAACAATCGGTCAGGTCAAGCCTAGTGGATGGCATACTGTAAAATATGATATTGTGAGCGGAAAATATCTTTATAACCGTTGTCATTTGATCGGATATCAGTTATCTGCTGAAAATGCGAATACAAAGAACCTGATTACCGGAACACGATACTTAAATACAGAAGGAATGCTTCCATTTGAGAACATGGTAGCTGACTATGTGAAAGAAACGAATAACCATGTCTTATATCGTGTCACACCTATGTTTGATGGAAACAATCTGGTTGCAAGTGGAGTTCTGATGGAAGCTAAATCCGTTGAAGACAATGGAGACGGAATCCTATTCAATGTCTACTGCTATAATGTACAGCCGGGCATCACAATTGACTATGCAACCGGAGACAGTGCATTAGACGGAACAACTCCGGAACAGACTACCAAAAACTCAGACACAAAGAAATCAAGCAGTAAGGGTGCATCATCAGGCAGCAATAATACGAATTCAGGAAGTGCATCAAACGAAACACAGGCTGCTACTCCAGCACCCGCACAAACGGATAACAATACAACAGTACAGGAACCTCCGGCACCAACGCCAGCGGATACCACAAGCAATGGTTCTGTGATTGTACATATTACTGATACAGGCAGTAAGTATCATAATGCTGGGTGCCGCTATCTAAAGAGCGATCATGAAGTTACACTGGATGAGGCAAAAGCGATGGGATTAACACCATGTGGTGTCTGTAATCCGCCACAATGATAACGAAAAAAATATACAAAACAGATGTATTAGCTCGATGGAAACAAAATATAATGCAAAACATCAGATATTATGATACGATTATCATGCCTGGATGAATTGGTAAACAAATGAGACATTATTTAGTAGACAGTGAAAACGTAAACGACAACTGGCTTATGTTATTAGAGTTTACAGAGATGACTGATGATATTATTGTTTTTTACACCGACAAATCACCACATATGTCATACACATCCTTAGTTCGAATTGTTGAACAGACACATCAGATTCAATTTAAAAAGTGTTACACCGGTCCTAACGGTCTCGATTTTCAATTAGTATCCTATCTTGGATATCTGATGTGTGATAATCAGGATTCTGATGACGAATTCATTATCATGAGTAACGATAACGGATTCGATTGTGTTGTAAAGTTCTGGAATAATCGAAACATTACCGTCAAACGACTCGATGTAGCTCATTGTAAACAATTATATGATCAGTTTCTTTTCAGTAAACAACAAGACCGGACCGATTTAGAACAAAATGAATCGATTTCGAATGAACTGGAACAAGTTAAGTCGGAACCTATCAATTTGGAATTAAACAACTCGAATACATCAACCAAATCTCCTGTTGAATCAAGCACTCACGGATCTAAAGATCCGGAGTGTGCTTGCTTTGGAGAGTTAGGTTTAAATAAAGCTTCGAGATCCCGCATCTATACAGACGCAGGTGCTATTAAACAAGTTAATGGATTTGAACCTAATCTCTCCTTATCAATTCCAATTACTTCGGTTCCTGCTCAATCTGTTCCATCCGAAAAGAAATCGACTGAATCGGTTCCGGCTGAAATAAAAACAGTCGATCAGAAACTGATTGTAAGAAATACGGACTTATCAAACAATAAATACGATTTCAATAAGGAACAAGTCGATACATTCATAAATTGCTTAGGTCGTAACAATCTGACAGCAATCCATGAAACATTGATGCGTGTGTATGGGCAACCTCATGCTTCACAAATATATAAAGTCATCAAAAGTAAAACTTATCCTCTAAATGTGAAAACGTATAAACGGAAAGATAAAATGAAACGATTCTCTGATATTATTTTTGAAAACGCCGAGGTCGAAAACCCTGGTGATTTTGTTGAGTTTCTTGACCGTAACAAAGACAAAACGAAGAATCTCAATAGTATGCGCGCTGCGGTTATCAAAGAATATGGGAACGAGCGCGGAATGAAGTATTACACTCTGTTCAAGCCTCATTTCAAAGTAATATCAGCATTCAAAGATTAAATACGAAAGGTTATCCAGGCTATCAATTGAATACTGTTTCCGAGGTTGTTTCTTATCTTGGAAACAATTCAGTTAGATATCGTAACTATGGGTTCTAACCTTTAGCTTCGAGAGAACCCTTCGTTGTCTATCAAACACACTCCGGATCTTTATACTATTGAACGTTAGTAGTTCAATAGTCGTGTGTGCACTTGATTCAAACAACCAGTATATCGTATCTGTATTCGACATCACTCTCATCCAGAATAATATAATCCTTTTTAACATATCCACTATGTTTCCTAAAATAATCTCAATGTCTTTCAGTGGTATTCTTTTTTTTTTGCAAGTTTATTGTTAACGTACGACGACACATTAGACCAGGTTTAAGAAATCGATTTGTAAATATTGTACAACGAAATGAAGACGAATTAGTTGAAACGAATGATTGCTATGATGGATAAGGATCGAAATAATTGGGTGCGAATGAGTTGTAATATTATTGATAAAAAAAATGGGATCGCACCCGAAAGCACGATCCCAAAATGGAATATGTTTAGTCTCTAAGATTTGTATCTGTAAATATATGTTCACCTATAGTTACACCATTTTGAATTAATGCAGATAACAGTTCAGATCTATTTGTATAAACCGATCCTTTATAAGTGACGCTTGTTATTTGGTTGGAACTAAATGCATATTCTCCAATACTGACTACATTGTCAGGTATAGTTATATTTGATAGTTTTGTGTTGTTCATCGCATAATCGCCAATACTAATGATATCTGAAGGCATTGAAATACTTGTTATCTCTTTACAAAAGAACGCTTGAAATCCAATGCGATTGACTTTATGTTTTGTTCCATATATATCAATAACATAACTTGGAATTACTACATCTCCACTTGATGAAATTCCATACACTTCTAAATTACCATTCGATATCGTAGCAGTTTCAATTCCTGAATAGGTAAATATATCGGTACCAGAATGTAAAGAGTTATTGATAGATAACTCGACATTATTTTCTTTTAATGCATTTACTAAAAAAATATCGTCATTATATACTATTCCTTTATAAGATACAGATGTTAAATTGCGGCATTCTTTAAACGCACACATTCCTATGTTTTCAATACCATTAGGAATTATTACTTTTGTTAATTTTGAATCTTGCCAAAACAAACCTTCTTCTATACTTCTTAGTGATCTAGGTATATTGATATTGGTTAATTCTGGACATTTTGAAAATGCATATTTTTCTATAACAGTCACATTATCAAACATATGAATTGATTGTAATTTAGAACAGGATTGAAACGCAAAAGCACCAATTTTTGTCACATTATCTGGGATTTTAATATAAACCAACGAAGTACACCCAAAGAAAGCCTTCTCTCCTATTTCAACTAAGCTATTAGGTAGCTCAATACCATTTAAAGATGAACAATTATAGAATGCATTCTTTTTAATATTTACTATACTATTTGAATCTATTTCTATGCCAGATAATCCTGTACAACCAGAAAATGCACTTTTTTCAATACTGGTTACGCTTGACGGGATTGATATAGTAATAGGTTGTAAATAATTACAAAATGTGTATTCACCAATATTAGTAACATTATCAGGAATAACTATCTTTGTTGTTGTTGGATAATTATTTGTTAATACATAATATGGTGATGTTATTTCTGTTTTGTAGTAAATCGTGCTGGATTTTGTTCCATAATTCTTTTCGATATTAATTCCACTATCTTCCCAAGAACAAAGCAACTTTCCATCTACATCATATAATCCAGCTATTCTTTCTTTACATCTTGTACAGGTTCCAGCTATTGGGTTGTGTCCTAGTTCGCCGATGTCTTGAATATCTTTCGTTTGTGTTACAAAAGCTGTGTTTTTAAACGTCGCTGTATAAGTTGTAGTTCCCTTTGATGTACATGTTGCTTCTGTTTTGACACTGTGCGTAATTGTTGCCTCTTCTGTTTCAATATGTAATGTGTTGTTTGTACATACTCGTTTTGCCGTACACGTCTGTCCATCTCCAGACCAAGTATAAGTCGGTATTCCATATTTGTGTCCAAGTGCTGATATATTACTTGTCTTTGTCTGCGTCTCAAAATCTGAGTTCTTAAAGGTTGCAGTATAAGTATTCAGTCCTTCATTTGTACATGTAGCGTCTGCTGTTTTCATACTAACATCAGCTGTTTCTGTTACAACGTCATGACACTCTGAACATGTTTTTGTTGCCGTGCATGTAGAATTATTCTCAGACCAGGTGTACACCGGTTCGCTATAGGAATGCTCAAATACATGAGAACCGACAGATACTCCATTTTCTACAAATGCAGGTTCGATGTTTGATAAATCATATTCGTTCCCGTTGTATGAAATCGATGACAAACTAATACATCCATCAAAAGCACTATTTCCAATTGATCTCACAGAATTTGGAACTGATACTCTTGATAGCTTTGAACACTTTACAAATGCTCCGGTTCCGATTTCGGTAACAGAGTTAGCGATTGTAACACTTGTTATCTCGTTACAGTCTCGGAATGCATAATCGCCAATGCCAGTTACAGCATGTCTTGTGTTGTCATCATCCGTCACATATTCCGGAATCGCAACATCTCCAGTTGTCTCAATTCCATATGCTGCAAAATTATTATTCGTAAGTGTAATATTTTCTCCTATTACTTCCTGAGTTTTTTCTATCCCGATCGCAAACTCAAAATTGCCACTCCAGTCTCCAGACGTAAGTCCGTTTGCTACAATGTTACCTGTCGTGCTACCTCCATCCGGTAGATTCACCTGATTGGCTGCAAACTCTGTAATATCCTGTGTAATAGTTCCAGTGACCGCAGCCTTTCCATTCGAATCCGTCAGCTGCAGGGTTGCATCAGGTGTAACGGTAACTGTCTCATTCCCGGAAATGTCACCCTTTACTTTAACGTCATAAATTGCACTCTTATTCTGTCCTAAAGTGATCGTCTTCGGAATTGTGACTGTAAATGCGGAATCCTGTTCATATGTGATAGTAGCACCTTGAGTGCCTGTCGTTGTCGCTTCCTGTGTTGTGTTGTTCGTGTTTTCGGCTGCCATTGTTGGAACTGTAGGCGTTAACGTCATGATCGCAGCCAGAACAAGTAGACAACTCACTGCTTTTTGTTTCATAATATTTCGTTTCCTTTCTTTGTGTTCAATATAAATTATTTACGAGTAACAAAATAAATATGGTCTGAACACGGACAGAGGAAACTAACAAGAACCTGAAACAAGAAAAAGAGCCTAAAATTGAGCTCTTTTTCCGTTTCTGAATATACAGTTTAATTTGTTACGGTAACCAATCTTAGATCAAGCTCGTTAACGCTTCCGTCTCTGGTTATCATTGTTCCGAGATACTTACCTGCTGGAATATAAGTGTAATAACCGCCTGAGATTTTAAATGATTGATACAAACTATTTCGATCGTTATCATTATATAAACAAAATCTTGGAGCTCCACCACTATATCCAACTATATAATAGTATCCAGAAGTCATTACCGGGATAAGAGACATACAATGCCATGTAGATCCCCTATCAACAACATATTGACCTGATTCGTTCAGATAACCAAATTCGTATTCATAAGCTGGATGCCAATAACTTAAACTACTATTATTGATTAATCTATCACTTACAGTGATCTTACAAGTAGCACTCGATGCTTTGTAATTCATGGTTTCTCCAACCGTTACAGTAATAGTCGCTGTTCCTGCATTTCCGTATTGTTTTGGTGTGTATGTGATTGTCTTGTCATTTACAGTTACAGATTCAATAATATTAGAATCTGAACTTTGTGCAGTAATTGTGCCGTTACCTGTTGTCGTGACGTAAAGAACACCATTCGCGCTGTTTAATGATGTTGTTGTCGCTTTTTTCTGAATAACAGTTTTAACGCTGCCCTCAAATGTTGTGTATCCAGCTTTTGTTGCTTGATAGTAAACAACATATGTACCTGCATTTGTATACGTAGGCATTGAGCCCAAATTATATGTACCTTTTACTGTTCCGTATTTAAAAGTAACTCCAGATACAGATGAAGTTACAGATGCTGAATGTGTATTTCCATCATAGGTTCCTGAATATGCTTTTGCAGTTATTGGTAATGTACCTGATTTTACAGTAACATTATAAGTTGCACTTGCTGCTTTGTAACTGGTTGTGGCTGCACTTGTTACCGTTATGATTGCAGATCCGGCAGTCGTTCCTGGCGTTACAGTTACAGTATTTCCATCAAGCGTAGCTGTTGCTACGTTTGGATCAGATGATTTTACACTTAAAGTTCCATTACTTTTATTACTTGTAACCGTAAAAGATCCTGCTGCAGGATAACTAATCGTACCGCTTGTTGCTGATAAAACAACAGAACCTGTTAACTTTTCTAATACAGGAATATTCTGAATATCTTTCGTTTGGGCTTTAAATGCAGTATTCTTAAATGTTGCTGTATAAGTTGTAGTTCCTTTTGTTGTGTATGTCGCCGGTGTTTTCACTTTATTTGTAATAGTTCCGTTCTCTGTTTCAATATGTGTACCATTGTTTGCACACACACGTTTCGCAATACATGTCTTTCCATCTTTAGACCAAGTATAAGTTGGTGTTCCATATTTATGTCCGGTTTGCGCGATCGTCTTTCCGGTTGCCAGTGTTACACCACAAACTGAACATACCGTATCAGATTCTTTACCGTCCGTGACACAGGTTGGTGCAACCGCATTGTTTGCAGACACCGATTTATGACCTTTCGCTGATATCTTGCTTGTTTTTGTCTGCGTCTCAAAATCTGAATTCTTAAAAGTTGCAGTATAAGTATTCAGTCCTTCGTTTGTACATGTAGCATCTGTCGTTTTCGTACTAACATCAGCTGTTTCTGTTACAACGTCATGACACTCTGAACATGTTTTTGTTGCCATGCATGTAGAATTATTCTCAGACCAGGTGTACACCGGTTCACTATAGGAATGTTCAAATACATGAGAACCAACAGATACGCCATTTTCTACAAATGCAGGTTCGATGTTTGATAAATCATATTCATTCCCGTTATATGAGATCGATGACAAACTAATACATCCATCAAAAGCACTGTTACCAATTGATCTCACAGAATTTGGAACTGCTGCCCTTGATAACTTTGAACAATTCACAAAAGCTCCGGTTCCGATTTCGGTAACTGAGTCAGCGATCGTAACACTTGTCATCTCATTACAATCCCGGAATGCATAATCGCCAATGCCGGTTACCGCATGCCTTGTATTATCATCGTCCGTCACATATTCCGGAATCACAACATCCCCAACTGTCTTAATTCCATAAGTTGCAAGATTTTCACTCGTGATCGCAGTTCCATTACCTATCTGGTTTGTTCTGATCACAAACTTAAAATTACCTGACCAGTCTCCGGAAGTAAGGTTATTCGCTAATATGCTGCCAGTCGCCGTACCCCCCCCCGAACGTGCGTTCACTTCTGTGGACGAAAATTCTGTCTTCTCTTGTGTAATGTCGCCTGTAACAGGGTCCTTGCCGTTAGAGTCGGATAATATCACGGATTCATCTGGAGTAACCGTAATGATTTCATTGCCTATAACATCTCCCTGTACTTTGACCGTGTATTCTGCAGATTTACTGCTACTTAAAGCGATTGACTTTGGTATTGTAACAGTAAACGCAGACGCCTGATCATATTTCACAACTGAATTCTGAGTTCCAGCTTCTGTTGTTGTCTGCGTCGACTGTGTTGTGTTGTCCGGGTTTTCGGCTGCCATTGTTGGAATCGTAGGCGTCATCGTCATAATCGCAGCCAGAACAAGCAGACAACTCACTGCTTTTCGTTTCATAATATTTCATTTCCTTTCTTTGTGTTCAAAAACAAATTGTTTACGAGTAACAATATAAATATGGATCGAACACGGACAAAGGAAACGAAAAGAACCGGAAACAAACCAACGATCCAGCAATGATGAAGCTCAAGACAATCGCAAACATACAAAAGAACCCAGATAACTGTTATTCAGATCTGAGTTCTTGTTTGTTTTCAGGGTATTTTCGTTTTCATTATTCAGTTTTCTAAGTCTACTCAAGGTTTACAAACTTGTTGTAAACAATGACGTTGACTACTTTACTGTTCCATTCCTCGTAACAGTATGTGGCTGAATTCTTGTTTGGCAGGTACGTTCGGTCAACAATGAACTCTGTCATGCATCCGGAAGCTTCCGTAAACAAACCTCTGGAATCCGTATGAATATCCGCTTTCAGGTCACCCATGATACACGGGATGACTGTTCCGTTTTCTAACACCAGGTCAAAATACTGACCAATTGCCGTGTTAAAATACGTTCCAACAGCAATCGTAAACCGTCCATCGTATACTCTGAGTCCGACTTCGTTTGTCTGGCATAACGACTGTAGTTTTGCCTGATTGGTATTCTTCCCAAACGCTTTGTATGGAAGTACCGTTTTTGTTGTATTTCCATCTGTGATCGGATACTCTTTGATCACTTCGTACGTTTCCGGTTGTTCCGTTGCCTCTGTCTCTGTCTCGGTTCCGTTTTCTTGGTTTTCGGAATCTACTTCAGATCCTTCTGGACCCGAAGATTCTGGAACCGAAGATTCGGCAACATTCGAAACGGAAACAGAATCTGATTCTGCTACTGCTTCTTCAGACTCTCCGTTTGCAGATTTTACAACATCTGCTTTATGTTTTGTAACCATAGCCTCATCTCGTGCGTTCCTGAGACTGGCTGTGATTCCAGCGTCCGTATGTATAGATCTTTCTGGTGTCAGGACTGATGTTATACCTGCAGGTTTAGTAACCAAAATTCCTGGGTTCTGAACCACAAGATTCTGAGCTGACACACTCATACCTCCACATAAGGTTACAAAAGTTACAATACCTGTACAGAGGTACTTAACAGCTAAGTTTTTCATAAAGTTCTCCTTTCCTTTTATCGCTGTTTTTATTCCCTCTAAATATGGGTTACGAACAGACAGAGTAATCGAAATGTTGTGCACAATGCCGAAACTGCAGCAAAATCATTGTGCATATTGCATGAATATCGAAACGCTGACAAAAAGAAAAGGATAAGAATTATCTCTCGTCCTCTTATCCTTTTCCTCAATTAGTGTGCTTTGAAGTTGTAAATAGGAGTAATCCTCTCTACGATCTCAACCGTATCCTTGATGTTTCCCATGATTTCATCCATTGGTTTGTATACGAATGGCGATTCGTCGATGGTTGATTCTGTAACTGAAGTTGAATAGATGCCAGACATCGAATCCTTAAAATCATCCATCGAAACAGCATCCTTCGCTTTGGATCTCGAAAGAATACGTCCAGCTCCATGTGGTGCTGAATAATTCCAGTCTGGATTTCCTTGCCCGATGCAGATAAGCGAACCGTCACGCATGTTAAGTGGAATTAATACTTTTTCTCCTGATTGCGCTGAAATGGATCCTTTACGCAGGATTCGATTCTTTGTGTCAATGTAATTGTGCACTGTCTGAAACGAATCCGTTACATGCAGATCCATAGCCTGGAGGATCTGGATTGCAATTACTTCCCGGTTTATCCATGCGTGTTCCTGAGCCAGTTCCATATCATGCAGATAATCATCGAAAATCTTACCGGTCACATAGGATAACTCTTTTGGAATCGAAGGTCTTTGTGCCCAGAATTTCTTGATCTCACTTTCGATTTCTGATGGTCTGCCTTCTGCTTTTAATCTGGCTACAATCTCCTGGATCTTTTCTTTGGATCCGCTTGCCTTCAGTGCCTTATATCCGAGTTCCTGATAATGGTTACAGATTTCGACACCAAGATGTCTGGATCCGGTATGAATTACAAGCCAAAGATTGCCATTCGTGTCTCTGTCGACTTCAATGAAGTGATTTCCACCACCGAGCGTCCCAAGAGAACACATCGCTTTGTCTACATTCACCGGCGCCAAAACTTTGTCTACGTTTGAGGTTGCGATCGGGTGTTCATGGATATTGAATCCAGCTGGTACATACTGGCTAATTGCAGCATCCAATAACGAGAGATCAATGTCTGTTTCCTCAAGCTGCAATGCATACATTCCGCACCCAATATCGACGCCTACTAAATTTGGCACTACCTTGTCTGCTAACGTCATTGTAGTCCCGATTACACATCCGCTGCCTGCATGACAGTCCGGCATGATCCGGATCTTACTTTCGGCAGCATACGGCTGGTTCAACAATCCGATTACCTGACTGATCGTCTCCTGATCGATGTTGTCCGTAAATACTTTCGCATCTCCGTATTTTCCTTTAAGCTCTAACATATTTGTTTCCTCCTTTTGTTTGTTATTCATTTTGTTATCCTAAATATGTGAGAAACCAAGACACACAAAAAGAGACCAGGATTTCCCAGTCTCTTTCTCTTTGTTTTAGTATGCAGTTGTGAATGACTGTTACAAGATAAGCTCTTTCTCGACTACGATATCAGGTTCGGTATCAAGATAAATTCCCTTATCCTGACAAACTACCTCATCCTTATCCTTATCCTCATCCTCAATTTCCGCCCTTTCAATCTGCTTCATAGCATAGGCATCATCTGTATAGATTATAGGTTCTGGTGATGACTTTGTTTCGATGCCTGAATAAACGGAAGCTAACTGTTTCCGGCGTCGATGCAATTTTCCTGCCACAGCGTCTCTTCGGTCTAATGCTTCATCTGGTCTTGTTTCGTTTTCCATGATTACTGACATATAAATGCCTCCTATCTGCTGCAAAAACCTGATTCTAAAGGTCGTAACGTTTTCTCATCAATGACTGCGAAAACGACACGTTCGAATGCTCCCTTGTATTTATCTGTCAACAGATAATTATACAGAGCTCCCAAAGTTTCCGGATTCTGTCCGAAAACACCACATCCGAATGCGCCAAGGATCAATGTTTTAACTCCGTTTTTGACTGCTATGTCAAGAATGAACGTCATGCGGTCCAACAATGCATTTCCATTCATCTTCTGACTACCACCTGCTGCCAGGTATTCGGATGCGTTTGGTGCTGCACAAGTGATCACATCGCAACGTTTCTCTTCTCCTTCTTCATCACGGAAAAAGACAATGCCCGGTGAGTATAAAGCGCGATTACTATAAAGGCATCCTACTGATGATAATGCGCGTTTGTTCGCGAAGTAGTAGGATTCAAGTTTTCGATCGCTAATAACCGGATACAAAGTGCTTTCTAAACACAATGCTTCTTCCTGAGCCATGGCTCCGTAAATGAATCCGCCACCTGGTGTTGTGAAGTTTGCGAAATTCAGGATTGCTGTGTCTTTGTCTGCATATTTGAAAACTGCAGATACAGAATCCGTCTGCTCGAAAACAAACTCGGTTTGCAAAGATCCACGTTCTGGATAAATCAGTGCACTCGAATCGTATACCTTTGTTCTATCGATGCTGTCCTTGATATCTAAGGCATACTTGGTTTTAGTCATGTTCACGAAAATCACTCTTTCCATGTTTTTGATTCTCTCTGCGCTGTTTCCAAATCCAAAATTGTTGTAAATGTTCATGTTTCGTCTCCTTTTCTTTGAATACGTTTATTTGTTATGTACTAAATATGGGATACGAGATGGGAGACAAAAACAAAAGAGACCGACATGTACGACGATCTCTTTCTGTTTTGTTGCTTACTGTAATCCGGTGTTAGCGAAAACATCACTACCAACAGTAACATTGTTATCACTTAATGCCTTTTCTAACTCTGCTTTGTTTGTATATACAGTATCTTTGTATGTAACAGATGTTAAGGACGAACAACTAGAGAATACCTTATATTCGATACTTGTCACACTGTCTGGTATCGTGATGGATGTCAAACCAGCACAATCTCTAAATGCATTACTTTCAATGGTTTTTACACTATCTGGTATCGTGATGGATGTTAAACCAGAACAACATATAGGTTAAACACAGACATAGGAAACAAAAACCTACATCGTCTACCACGACAACGCTTACAAAAACAATAGAACTCCAAGAATCATGATAACAATAACCAGAAACACGGTCAGTATCGTTGGCTGTCCCGTTCTCTCATAAGCCGTAACCTCTTGTTTCGGAACCAGTATAACGCGTGCTTCTTTTTCGGTTCTTAATATAACATCTCCATTATTTTCGCCGACCTTATGAGCACGCAGAGGCTGGTTCTTTAATGCCGGATCCGCTATTTGGTCCCCGTATGTCTGGGTTACCTTAGAATCCATCCGGACGGTAGGTCTATGAAACCTCTGGGGACGAGTGTTGGCTTCGAAATCCGTCTGCTGCTCTTTGTTCTCATCCTTCTCAATCAGTTCAGTTGGTTTTAAAGATCCTCTATTCATCTTAATACCTTTAACTAGCCATATTCGGAGACCCGCGACTCATGATAATAGAATGCTAGTTCTATTATATCAGTCATGGGAGGAGCACTCCTGGCTATGCCGCTACCTTTCTTTGTTCTGTTAAATAGTGCTTTGATTTTTCGACCAGCTGTAACTTCTTACAACTGATACTTCCTTTATTGACTTTCGTACCATCCAAAGTACGGATATCGAAGAAACCACTGCTTCTCCTGCCGAATATAAAGTATTCCTGGTTCTGATACTTTACTTTGTCAAATAACCGGTATCCATTCACCAGATATGCAGCCTGGTTGCGTTTCCGGATTCCGCCTTTAAGGATGGTATTCTTATGTATCTGTCTGTTGTGGCAGCGGACTTTCTTCTGGAAATAATAATGACCTAAAGGTTTTGCTGCCGGGTTACCACTGATACACCTTGCATCGACATAATGTTCTTTCGGTAATCCATGTTCAATACGTGTGTTCTTTGTGATATATCCATAGGTATTGATTACTTCGACGCCAAATGGAGTATACAGTTCTTTTAACCTGTCATAGAACGCCCATCGCATGATACCCATAAAAGCAGCATCCCGAAATCTCATACCACGATGTATCTCCTTTGGCAGTGTGATGACGCCTTTGTGATAAGCTTTGTGACAGGTTTCACACAACGTAATGAGATTGTTCGGTGCATTCCCACCGGTCTTTCTGCTTTCAATGTGATGTACGTTTAAGATATTATCTTTTGATTTCCCTTTACAGCACTGACAGGTGTGTCCATCCCGGAATAATACATATTCCCGAACATTCCAGAAATCAAGCTGTTCTCCGTACTGGTATTCAGCGCCTTCGATCTCCGGATTTTTGATCTTTTGGATGTCAAAACTGGCAGTCTCGACGATAATCTTTGTCACAGGAAGAATCTTCATTACGTTTTCCACAACTGTGACATGAGTCTTGATCTTCTGCCTGATACTCGGAGCGAGCCACCCATCCGGTCTTCTTCGGTTATCAAGACGAGGTTTTCTATACCTGGTCTTTCGGTTCCTGCGGCTGCGTCTTAAGGCTCGTCTTCCGGAAAGCAGTTCCACGATGTCATTCCTTAGAACAACCTCAGACTCGTATAATACTTTTGATTCAGTCGTTGCAGAAACTCCAATTGTTTTACTTCCTGCATCAATGCCAAGATTTATTTTCTGTGTATGAGTCGTGCTCTCATACTGTAACTGTATGGTAAACGGACATTTCTTTACTACTTTTGCCATCCTGGACTTTAACATCCTTTTGACTTTACCGTGCCTGCATGTCGGCATAAGCGGATGTCCGTCCTGTCCTAACACATATACCATGTCAGACACTCCTTTCTGTTGTTAAATTGTGTAACTTTGTGTTGTAAACCAGTGTCACACAACTGTAGAATGAACAGATATCTTTCAGTCTGCTCATTTTATACCTTCGCCAATGTTATCCATAGTTTCCTGTCAGCAACACTGTTCCTACCCTTTGGACCTGTTTAATCACTGACCTCAGAGCTGCAGACTAGGTATGACATCTGCAGGTGACTATCACCTGGATTAAACTCCCTATTTACGGATAACGTAGTTCTCATACGGAAATACAATGTAAGAACTGAGGCTAGTCAACCAGGACTTTTTACAAGCCCGTCACTTTAGTGATTGGTAGTTGACCATAATCCCTTTCTATACACTCCGGAACGTTTTGGGTCCCGGAGCTTGTTAACGTTTTACTCGTTTCTCTGTTTTGATTCGTCTTCAATGGTTAACGGGTCGTCATCCTCAATACGGTCATCATGTCCGTCAAAATCAAGATCCATCATGAATCCGTTATATCCAAAGATTCGTTCGCCAGTAACTCGTCCCTGTACTCTTGCTTTCTCTAATTCCGCGAACTGAAGTCCAAGTCTTCTTACTTCTTCGTCACCCATGTCAACGACATTGTTTACAAGACGGACGTACGCATCTGCAAGGTCTTTGTCCGTTTTCTCAAGTTTCTGTGTTCCAAACTGGATTGTCTGCATCAGCTGGCTGTAAATGACAGATCTTTTTTGATCATCAATCATCTTTTTCATCTCATCCTGCATACGTTTCTTTTCTCGTTCCCATTCGGCACCTTTTGTATGCATTTTGTTAATTCGTTCCTGCATGTGCTCAATTTCTTCGGATGCCCTTCGTTTTTCAATAAGCTCTACTTTCTGTCTGCCAATCTGTTCCTGCAGCTGCTTTGTATAGATCCGGAGTTCATCCTGGTCTTCTGGGAGTGGTTTGCGCTCATTGGCTACGATCTGTTGGGCTTCCTTTGGTGATAAATGTTTTGCAATCGATCCGGAAGTGCCTCTTTTGTAACCCATATCCGCAAACGATGAAGCGAAGTCTGACTGCAATTTTGCAAAGTCCTGGAAAGCAAAGTAATCTAAATACGAAAATCGTTTGATTCCTCTTTCGTCTTTCACGATCGGTGTACACTGTACATGGATGTGCGGCATCGATTCATCCATATGTAAAGTTGCGAGCAATACATTATCGGAACCCATTCGTTCGTTTACCCACTCAAGTGTTCTTGTTTTCCATTTTTTAAATTCTTCCTGATCAGCTGGTAGTCCGTATAATGAGACGATCTCATTTGTGTTCGGGTCACGATACTGATCCATTCCAATCTGATCACAATGTTCTCGGAAATACTTATAATTAACTTCCGGATGCTCAATCCGATTTCCGTCTTTGTCCGTGTGATACATTTTGACGGATCCTGGGTATGTCATACACATATCCACAATGTTGACGGCATTCTTCCGCACACGCTCTCCGTCTCCATAACGAAAATCAAAATCCTGTTTTGTTGTTGTCTCATAACTGTCGCTTTCTTTCTTTCGATCATATTTTCGGACACGGCTCCACTCGGCGTCACTGATCTGTTCTCCAGTTACTTTTTCCATAGCTGCTTTCATGACGTCCATTCCTTCGTGCCCGACTAAGATCTCGTTATCTTTACTTCTTGTGTAATCAATATGTTTCGGACCCTTATCCATTGCCATTGTTGCTTTGACTTCCACATCTACGGGCTCATTTGTTTTCGGGTCCAAAAAAGCAAACCCGCCTTTAAAATTCCTGGTGTAGTGTTTCGTCAGTCCGGTTACAATATTTTTGGATGTCATTGGTTCGACATGGATATATGAAAATCCGCTTCCTGTTGCATTCATATTTGTTTCCTCTTTTCCGGTGCCAGACTGATGGATTGCGAGTGATGGGGTTAACTACTTCGGCACCAAAATCAAACCCATCTCCATCTGCTACTAAATATGTGCGGCATGGGTACAAAGTAACAGAACAACTAGTAGTACAATGACTACTACATCACTAAAACATATAGTAAGTAATGTTGAAAACATCAGGAACCCAGTAATAACACACTGTTATTACGGAAACTTACTGCTGCTTTCTGGTCTTTGTTTTCCCTCTGCTTTTGTTTCCCTCTGTTTTATGTGCTTTTATTTTTGTTCCTTTCTTTTGCAACCGGTGTTTGTTTCTCGTTTTTACAACCCATATCTCGTTCTCCATTTTTTACCAACTCTCTCATCTTAGTTGCGCTTCGTTTTGCATACCGTCTTTTAGATCCTCATCTTTATCTGCTTTCCATCTGTTTAGCAAACAACTCTCTTGGATCCGTTCAATGGTATGCGGACGCTTTTCCGCACCCTGTGTTTAGTCTCCGTTCTTTTTTATATCCTCATTTTTCTGTGATATCATCTAGCTGGTATGCTGCATTGGATACATAAATCAATGAGACGATATGTCGGGTGCTGACTTCCTTTCGGAACCAGTCATCTTGTTTTCTGTCACATCAATATCATCTAGGTGGTATGCACTTGTGATCTTTAATTCTTGATATCAGATATAACGAAAACTACTCATCCGGTTCCGCTCATCCGCATCCAACGTATTCTGATCCCGATCATGAGCACACACACTTTTCGTATGCCAACATCTGTTTCCGCACGTACGATCACACATCGTTTTTGGCTCCGGTCTTTTGTATCCGCTATATAATCCTGATTGGTTCCTTATTCTTCTGGATACGATATTTAGGAGCCGAATACATGCTATATCATCTAGGTGGTATACCAATTATGTGCCGGTATTTTTGAGCCCCCATGATCCTGCAGCCCTTATTCCGGATCCGCTCCTTATATGTCTCACATGTTCTGTATACGGCTTATCTGGAATCTAAAGGCATTTGTTATCCAATTGTCTGGCTGCTAGTTAAATGGGCTCTACGGGGCGTATACGAGCTCACAAAGGCATTCTTTTGGTAACCTGTTATTTCGTGTCCGTTCTTGTCGTTTGCAGGTGTTAGAAGGCGCATATTCGGACACAAAACATTCCAGTTACAGATTCTCCTGTAATCTGGTTAAAATGGCTATACGTGGCGTATACGGATTCACAGTGGCATCCGTTTGTTTCGATACCGGCAACAGTATGCAGATGATCAAGGAACAGACTGACAGATGCAGAATATGTGCATACAGAATAGAGGTATCAAGAACAATGGATGCGGAGCGTCTGAAGTAACATCAAATGTGCACGAGGTTGTTGGTTATCAGTTAGATGATATACGGATATATTTGAATACTAAGTTTGGTAACTGGAACATCGGATCCAGAAATGAGATACCAACTAGATGGTATTATGCGGATCCGGAATGTTTTGGCACCGGATATTCGTATGCAGATATATAGAATCAGACTGTGATATATAAAACAGCATACATAGAATAGGTGTCAGATATCAGTTAGATGATATGAATGTGTGTCCGGTTGTTTCAGATATCGATCATTCTGGTATCAGGTTATTGGTATGCGGTATATAGAGTTCGGATTATTTAGTTACCAGCTAGATGATATCGATACAAACGGACACGAAAACAAACTGGTATCAGCTAGATGATATATGGGCGGTATCTGAGTGCAGATCCGAAATATCGGCTAGATGATATTTAAAACATATGGATCCAGGTAATGATACCGAAAACAAGTACCTGCTAGATGATATACAGAATGATACGGATTCCAAGTCCAGTACCCAGAAAAAGTACCAACTAGATGATATGGAATATGTGGGTACGAAACACCGAATCCGAAAACGGAATACCAGCAAGCCGGTATGTAAAGATTTTGACCTCGTTATATCAGCATACCAGCAAGCCGATACCTAATATATTATTTCCAGAATATCAGCGTACCAGCAAGATGATATAACGATAGGATTTGTGTCCGGATAAGCGTATCACAAAACCGGTATGCGATTGAGAGGATAATGAGCGGATACAAAATAGCGGACACGAAATGATGGCAGATAATGTTAAGGTATCGAGTTATTGGTATGCGAAAGAAATAGAAGGCTAATAAACGAGGAAACAGATAAGAGGAGAAGAAAGATACTGTGGTTGCAAATAAGGTGACCAAAACAAACAGGTTTCAAAAACGAACCGCTGCAAAAACAGCAGTGGTCAAAAACGATGGAGATGAAAAGAAGAGAACAAAAACAAAGACCACGGAGAGAGAGAGGCAGCACGACATAGGAAACCTATGTCTGGGTCACTGATGTTTACAACATTACTTACTATATGTTTTGTTTTCATAGCTGTTGTTGTAATAGTAGTTTGTATTCTATGTTCTGAATCCTTTATTTTTAGTTCCAAGCAAAGCCTCAATCAGCCGGATTCTAAGCCCGAATACGATCATCTGGATTACCTCCAGCACGCCATAATTATAAACTACTATAGTACATTATTACGTAGTAAATGTTTTACTAGTGGTTTATTCACTAGTAGTTTAACTACTAGTAGTTTGTTCGTTGTTTACAAACACTTTTGTGTATAAGAAAAGAGCCTGCTATTTTGCAGACTCTAGTATCGAGCATACATTTGTATACTCAGTGCAGCTTCTTTCAATTCGAATAATAGTTCTCCGATTGCAAAAGTCGGAACCGGATCATCGTTTGTATCCGTAGATTTTTGATGCCCATGATTTTTGAACCTAATGTCATAAAACGATTCTAATACTAACACGGTTATTTCCCACTCTCTTCTGTTTTCAGTAATTGGTCTATAAGAAATGGCATCTGTTTATTCAGGATACGAATGTCAGAATCCACAAAGATATTGATTTCTTTTCCAAGCTGTCTGTATCCATCTTTCAACCTCTGCGCAAACGCAATTGCGAACACAGAAGCTACTTGTCTATATTTTTCATTCAATGCGGAAGTATCAAGGCAGATAAGACGATTGAATTTACAGAGCTCCGAAAACGATAAAAAAGCACGATCTCCAGAAAACAAAGAGTGGTTACAAAAATCCGTCAACATAATGCATATTTTTGAAATATTTTGCAAATAAGTGTTGACAAAAGTAAGAATCCTTGTTATATCCTAAATGGAGATACCAATATGTGGTATGCGAATACGATATTGGTACAAATGCTGGCAACAGAAATAGGGACGAATAAGATCCCATATACGGCAGCGGATCAGCCAAATGAAAAAGCCGCAAAGATAGTGTCCCATTTCACAGATGGTATAAATGGGCATGAGAAGGGAAGCCTGATCATGAAATCTCAAAGAATAGTATTCCAAGAGATAATTCTTACAGATTGCGAGCTGTAAGAAAACAAACAAAACGAAGACAAAAAAAGACCTTTGATTTCGCAAATCAAGGTCTTTTTCTTTTTGTTTACAAATTCGTCGTTAACTCAGTCTGTTTATCCGGTTATAGTACGCAGAAGCGTTTTCGAACTTCTTTGTGTTAACATCATAATGGTAAACTTCATTTGAAAGAAAATCAGATTCCGATACTTCAGTCTCGTTGATTTCTCTCACTGTGTTTTGTAACTCTTCTACAGTCAACGTACCATCATCAGCGAGAAGGATAAGCTCATGGATAGACGACGGAAGGATATAGTAGCTACCGCCAACAACTGCCGCGGCGTATTCAAAGAACTCCGGATACATAAGCACTTTTGCTCCAAACTGGTAATCAGATACGGTAGCGACATACATCGGAATTTGGTCCAATCCTTGTGGATCTAATTTATACATACTGGCAATAAAAGAACCAATAGAAGATACATGCATTGGCTGTTTATTGATTGTATTTGCGACTGCCTGTTTCTTAATCTGATCTTCTGTGTACCCAATCGCATCTAAAGTATCATTTGGAATCATAATGATATGATGTTTCTGTCCCTCTGTTTCCGTACTCATGAAACAATAGATGATTGCAAGATCTTCCAGTTCATCATGAACAATTTCTTCGATATCAGGAACCTTGCTTTTTGGAAGCACAACAAGACTCACAAGACTCGATTCATTTTCGATAACACAATTCATTTTGACAAGACTCACAAGACTCAATTCATTTTCGGTAACACAATTCATTTTGACTTCTGGTTTCATACATTTGTCCTCCTTGTATGCGTATACTTTTTGTTATCCTAAATATGGGATACACAATGCAGAACTATTTACTAATCGTCGCTCGTCAGTCAGCACAGATAGAAACAGACACGAACGCGCGCAATACATCGAGTGGCAGATATCCTCGGAACTGGTTGATCAAATCTGATCTGGACTTTTCTTGCTTTAATTCAATACCGAGAGTCCCATCTATTGTCTGCTCACTAAAGAAATCAGCATAATCAGTCAACACAGAGTCTGTATTCGATTTGTCAAAAAGGACCTCAGCATCTTTGCGGACCAAACCTACAGCTTTGTCACCATAGTCATAAATCTGTTCGTATGTTAGAAATCTGTTTCCATTCTGTTTCATGGATTCGATAAATGCGTTTGCAATAACATCGTCCATACCAATATAATAACAATTCATATATTTCCCTCTTTCCGCTTTTCAAATATTGAACACGAATTTAATCGTTAATCTGACAAACTCCCATCATCCTTATCATCATCCTTTTCCTTAAATTGTGTGGACAGGGATTTTCACCCTGTATAACTCCGCTCACACTACTTACTTTCCTATACCAGACGCGACATACATTTACGAAGATGCGTGCCACTACTACGGAGTCCCTCCCTGTGCGTCTACATATTCCGCCACCACACAATTACTACCATTGAGACGTTTTCGATTTCTCTTTAGCAACTCTACGTACATATTCCCAAGATGTTTCAAGTCTGTTTGCTTTTGCATCATAATGATACAAGACGTTCGTCAGATAATCATCATGATTTAATGCTTCGTCGCCCAAAAGCATGTCCTGAAGTTTATCACTCAAGTAATCGGCGCTTACTGCAACTTTATCGTCTACTAAAATGATCTCGTGCACGGAAAATGGTAAGACGAAAAAGCTACCACCGATTGTCTTTGCTGCCTGTTTCAAAAAGTTCGGATATACCAAAACGGAAGCTCCAAATTGTTTTCTGGCATTTGAGACGACATAAATGGACTTGTCTTTCTTTTTGTCACTAATCTCGAAAACATTAATAGGCGTAATATCGATCCATGAATCAAATTCTGTTTCACTACCCTGGATTTCAACCAGGCTTTTCATAACTGCCGGATTGTTTTTAGCTGCATTTTCGAACAC